CTAATGGCTGGATGGGACATGAACAAAGGATTGACATCAATTGGAAAAAGCGTTGTGCAATCTATGAAGGATATGGGTATGCTTATAGACATAACCCACTGTACACCTAAAGCTAGACAGGATGTTTACGAGATTGTTGGTAATGATTTATCAAGGGTTGTTGCTAGTCATATTGGCGCTTTTGCCATAAACCCAGACCCGTTAAACTTACAAGACTGGGAAATAAAATGGTTAGCAGACCACAACTGTCTAATAGGTATCATTTTTATGAACTACTGGTTAAGCCCAATAGACTCTGGACTTGGTTTAAAACACATAGAGAGAACAATAGACCATATAATAAACATAGCTGGCGATGAAGTATTAGCTATAGGAACTGACTTTGATGGGTTTACTGATCCTCCAGACGAGATAACGGATATATCAGAACTTCCTAGACTGACTAGATATCTCTCGTGTTTAAAGAGTGGTATTGACACAGATAGGTACTCTCATGGTACAATAAGTAATATATTAGGTAGAAACTCTCTTAGGTTTATCCTAGAGGGTTGGAAAAAATAAAAGGTTAGTCATGGCTAAAAGCAGTAACAGATTAAGTGAGATTTTAGAAAAGAGACGGCTTAAATCTGAAAATAAAGATGAAAAAACATCTGGCAAAGAAGACAAAAAAGAAAGCAAACGAAATTACAAACTTGAGAAAATTAGAGAAGTTACAGCTAAGGCTTATGCTGTTGCGGCCAAAAGAAAGTGGCTAGTGTTCTTAATAGGAATTGCACTAGTTGCATATTTTGTAATATCAAGTGGCGGCATTGGTGGCCTTGGTGACGTAGTAGAAAAAGTGAAGAGTTTTTTTTAAATTTTTTAGGATAGGAGTAAGTGATGTTAGTAGCGAAACTTAAGACGCTTATTGATAGTCGTCGGTTTTGGGTTGGTGTAGCTGGAATGATTGTTATTTGTGCTGATGGCCTTTTTGGTGAAGGTACAATAAACCCAGAGACAGTTCAAATGGTTACTCTACTTGCTGGAGCGTGGATCGTTGGCGACAGTCTTCGAGTCACGGAATAAAACCTTTAATAGTTTATAATAACAGCGACTCACCTTTTATAGGTGGGTCGTTGTCTTATTTGGATGGTATAATTTATGGAAAAAGAAAAACACCTTTTAGTATTTTCTGCAACATGGTGTGGCCCTTGTAGGATGATGAAAGCCAATGTCTGGGAAGAGTCAATCGTAAAAGAAAAGCTAAATAATTTTGATTCTGTTAGCTTTATAGACATAGACGATCCTGACAGTCGGCAAATGGCAATGACTTATAAAGTTAATGCTGTTCCAATGATTTACATTGTTGACCAAAAAGGTATTCCCGTCAAAGCTGGCAGTACTATGGATGTCAATCAAACACTTAAATTTTTAAGCTAAAATGAATAAAAATAAATATCAAGTAGTAGTGTTCATGGCTGAGTGGTGTCCTCATTGCAAGAACATGAAAAATAATGTTTGGACAGATCAACATGTAGTAACTTCTGTGGGAAAATACCACGGCAAGAAACCAGCCTATGTGGTTTGTAGTAAGCCGCAGAATAGACACCTAGTGGAAGAATTTGATATAGAGAAATACCCCACTATCGTTATTATGGACGAGAACCACTCTATCCAAAAGCGCGCAAACAATATGTCTTCAGAAGAATTAGTTCAATTTTTAGATGAGTTTAATGGATAAAAAAACCAAGATACTTATAACAGGCGGCCAAGGACGAATTGGAAAAGAGTTAGGCTCCTATCTAGCTGAACAGGGCTTTAGCGAAGTTCACGCACTTGCCGGAACTAAAGAGGGTATTGATTTAGGTGAGGACGCAACAGTCGCGTGGGCTTTTGATCTTAACCCAGAAGTGGTCGTTCATTTAGCCACTAGACTACCCAGTAAAGAAAACTGCCTAGATTATCCAGCAGGCATGATGTATGAAAATATTTTCGTAACCACAAAGATTCTCGAAGAAGCAAGAAGGAGTGGTTGTAAAAAATTCATAATGGCTTGGGATTCTTCTTGTTATCCAGAGCGTCAAATACTTCCATATAAAGAAAAGGATCTGTGGGAAGGTTCGCCTTATTGGAATAAACGATATTACGGAAACGCTGCAAAAGTCATGATGGAATTAAACATGGCTTTCAGTACACAGTTTGAAGACTTCATTGGGATCAACTTGATTTTCCCAGAAGTATACGGGCCAAGAAGTAGGTTTAACCCAAGAAGAAATTTCATCATCGAAAATGTTATATCCAACATAGCGCTCGCGCATAAAGAAGGAGAGGGTTTGAAAATAGAAGCTACCAATAAATCCTCCAGAGATTTTATTTATATCGACGACGCAGTAAAAGCTATATATCATGCTATTGAATATTCAGAAGTTTCAAATACCTACAACGCATCTCAAGGTAGCGACATATCTATTCGCAGTCTACACGCAAAAGTTGCCGAGATTATGGGATACCAAGGAAAAGTGGATTGGATTGAAACAGACTTAGACACAAAAGAAAGAACATTCCTAGACATCTCTTTAATTAAAAAAGAGCTTGGTTGGGTTCCAAGGGTAGACATGCAAGAAGGTCTTGAAAGAACTATACAATGGCACAACGAAAACTTAATGCCTAATTATGTATCCGAAGATTCCATTTTGGTCAGATGATAACAGCAATAATTCTATCAAAAGATAAAGCTTCTCAGCTTCACTTGCTTATAGAAAGCCTTCAAAAAAACGGAGGAAATCTATTTGACATAAGGGTTATATACGAAGCCTCCACTGTTGTTTTTGAAGAAGGCTACGAGAAAACACGAGAGTTCTTTTTCTATAAAGATAGATACGGTGTTGACTTCCCAATAAAATGGTTCCGAAGAGAACACGAAAACATAAGTCTCGATATCATGGAGCATCTAAATCCATATAGAGATTTAACATGCGTGTTTAACGATGAAAATATCATGTTCGATAGACTAGCTTCGTACACAAAGATAATGGAGCTATTCAGAACAAATGATATATCTGCCCTGTCTCTTAGGATTGGCAACAATACCGTAATACAAAACGCATATAGTGCAAATGATTACTTTATTCATAAACCAGAGTCTGGAGAGTTTGTACTAGATGATTTTATGTTATGGGATGCCTCTTTGGTAAAACCTTTTACTAATTTCGCCATGCCATTTTCTCACAATGGTCATATCTACACAACAAAGCTGATAAATTTCATACTAGAAAGAACTTCTATAGATTCAATTGAAAATTTTGAAAAGAATCTTCAGGACAATCTATACATGGGTGCTTTCTCAGGGTTTATACCGCCAAACATGGCCTGTCCAGAATATAGTGTTGCGATAACTAATTCTGCAAAACGGGTTTCTGGAGACTCTGATTTTGGGGTTTCTGATTTTGCACTAAACGATAGGTATCTTTCTGGATATACTATTAGTTATGATTTTTTTGACTTTAGACATATATCAAAACCATATCAAGAATTTATAACGAGATTTGAACGTGAAGATCATTTGCAGTACAGTCGTGCGAGCGGCTAAACAAGGAGGCATCCACGGTGGTCTATACGTTATAGATATAGAAACCGAAGAGACTGTCTACTATAAGCCCTATGAAAAAGATTTTATTAACGATAATGAAAGAGGTGGGGAGCGAGGTCTTCGTGGCGTTGCTGTTCTTAGTGACCGCATTATCGTTGCTGACTCTGCTGGCTTTATCGAGTTAGATAAAGACACGTATGAAATAAAAAGAACGCATCAGAATAAAGATTACTTTAAAAGTATTCACGAGATAGCGTTTCATGATGATCACATATGGGTAACATCTACTGCCCATGACGCTGTTGTTAAAATGGATTTAGATTTTAACGTAAAAGGTTTTTGGGAACTAGAAGGCAGAAACGTTTTATCGGCTAAAGAGTTGACGGGAAAGAAAGAAATTACCCCAGAGACCAAGACAGAGAATGACAATTATCATATAAATTCTATTTCTGTTCACGACGGTAGGCTTAGGGTTGCTGGGCTTCTTACCCCTCTTTATGATTTTGAGACAATGAATGAGATTTGCTCAATCCCAGTAAACAAAAGATATCAAAACAGCTTTGTTCATAATTTTTACGAACACGAAGACACGTTCACGGCAAACCTAACGACCTTCAGTAGCGTTGGGTTTTTTCGCAAAGGAGGTTCTTTTGGATGGGATGTTATTGATATACCTCGCTCCAAAAACGTTACCTACCAAGTGGACGACATAGCCGTCAATAACTGGAATAGAGGTCTTGCTACACGGGGAGACAAAATGATTATTGGGTCGTCTCCAGCAAGACTGCTGATTTATGATATGAAACAAAAAAAGTTTGAAAAAGAAATCGTTTTGGAAAAAGATATAAGACACGCAATTCATGGACTGGAGATCTTAGAATGAGTTTTAACGAAGAGATGGCTCAAAAAAACGGAGCTGAAAAATTAGAAATTTCTGACAATAGAAGGGCTTGGGTATTGCCGGAAATTGAGAACGGTCGTAAAATGATAGCCTACGTTCGTGGATCTGAAATGGTTTGGGTTCACCCAAACTATAAAGATGAGCAAAACAGTAAGAAAAAAAAGTAAACGAGACAAGATTATGGAACGACCGACATGGGATGAATATTTTTCTCAGTTTGCCTTTCTAGCAGCAACCCGCAGTCACGACTCAGAAACAAAAGTGGGTTGTGTTCTTGTTTACGAAAACAGAATCATTAGTGTCGGATATAATGGATTCTGCTCTGGTGTCATAGAAGACTCTTTGCCTGTTTCTAGACCGTATAAATACCCATATATGGTTCACGCTGAAGAAAACGCCATCAGCAACATGATTATTAAACCGAAAGGAAGTATAATCGCTTACGTAACGCATGTGCCGTGTGGTGGGTGTGCAAAATTATTATGGCAAAATAATATCAGATTGTGGAAAGTGCCAGAGGGTCGTAGCGTTAAAAGTCATTCAGAGGAAGATGAAATTGTTTACAATCATCTGGTTGATAATGGTTTGAAGCTTGAACGTATCACCCCAAAGAAGTCTTACTTGAACGAACTAATAGAAGCTAAAGAAAATCAGAAGCAGCCTCTGTTGTTCTAGTGTATAATAGGGTGTCGGAATTTAAAGAAGCTTTTTAAAGAGCTAGAGCGACACTTTTTCGACACGCCATTGTTGCACCAAGATAGTAGTTTAAACTTATTAAAAATAACCAATCTAACAAATCTCTTGGTAAAACGGTGTCGCTCATTTTTTTACCAGATGGACAAAAGGAACAGCGATGTCAGTTAGGGAACTTCAGGATTACACGTTTGTTGCAAAATACGCCCGCTGGATACCAGAAAAGAAAAGAAGAGAAACATGGAACGAGGCGACTAAGCGTGTAAAAGAAATGATGTTGAATAAATATTTCGACATCCCAGAAATTCACGAAGACATAGAGTGGGCATACGAAATGATGCGCACTAAGCGAGTTCTTGGTTCTCAACGAGCTTTGCAGTTTGGTGGTAAGCCAATCTTTAAACACAATGCTCGAATTTATAACTGCATCACTTCCTATACTGATCGGTTAAAGTTCTTTCAAGAGTGTATGTATCTACTATTGTGTGGTTGTGGTACTGGATTTTCTGTCCAAAAACACCACATTGAAAAACTCCCTCACCTAATCAAACAAAAAAACGGAACAAAGAAGTTTACCATTCCCGATAGTATTGAAGGATGGTCTGATGCCGTTGGTGTTCTTGTCTCTAGCTATTTTGAACAAGACGAGTTGTTTCCTGAATACCGAGGTAAAAACGTAACCTTTGATTACTCAGAAATTAGACCAGCAGGGTCTTTCCTAAACTCCAGCGGTGGAAAAGCTCCCGGCCCAGAACCACTCAAGAACGCCCTGACTAACATCAAGAAGGTTTTAGACAAGACTCTTAGAAACCTAGAATTTTGTCACGGCGAAGGAAGAAGACTAGAACCAATCGAAGCGTATGATATTGTTATGTATAGTGCTGATGCTGTTATATCTGGAGGAGTTAGACGTAGCGCAACAATTTGCTTGTTTAGTCCTGACGACGAAGAGATGGCTAAAGCCAAAACAGGCTCTTGGTTTGTAGAAAACCCACAACGTGGACGATCCAACAATTCAGCAATTCTATTAAGAGACAAGACAACACCAGAACAGTTTTCAGAATTAATGACCTCTGTTAAAGAGTTTGGAGAACCGGGATTTGTTTGGTCGGACTCTACGGAATTGATTGTTAATCCATGTGTAGAAATCGGAATGTGGCCAGTCGATGAAAAAACGGGAAAAAGTGGTTGGCAGGCTTGTAATTTAAGCACGATCAACTGCGCGAAAATTAAGACAGAGGAAGATTTCTTAGACGCTTGCAAGGCAGCTTCGATTATTGGCACGTTACAGGCTGGCTTTTCCAGCTTTCCATACCTTGGAGAGGTTAGCGAGGCTATAGTAAAAAGAGAAGCCTTGCTTGGGGTATCCATGACTGGGATGATGGAACAGTATGAGATATGTCTAGATCCAGATATACAAAAGAGAGGCTCAAAGGTAGTTAAAAATGAAAATAAAAGAATCGCTAAAATCATTGGAATCAATCAAGCTGCTAGGACTACTTGCATCAAACCTGAAGGCACTAGCAGTTGCGTTCTTGGGACTAGCTCTGGTATTCATCCTCATCACGCCAAGCGTTATATTAGACGTGTTCAAGCTAATAAACTTGAGCCTATCTACAACTACTTCAAAGAAATAAACCCAAGAGCTTGTGAAGAATCTGTTTGGTCTAATAACGACAGTGATGATGTTGTAGCTTTTTGTGTAGAGGTTCCAGCTGGAGCAAAAACAAAAAACCAAGTTGAAGCAATAGCTCTTTTAAATCATGTAAAAAGCACACAACAAAACTGGGTAATACCCGGAACGAACAAGTCTCTATGTACGCAACCTTGGCTTGTACATAATGTATCTAACACAATAAATGTAAAGCCAAACGAATGGGATGAAGTAGAAAGCTTTATCTTTAAAAACAGAAAATTCTTTTGCGGTATTTCTTTACTGCCAATTACTGGAGACAAAGACTATCCACAAGCTCCGTTTACGGCTGTCTATTTACCCAGCGAACAGGTTCGTCACTACGGAGACGCTGCGCTGTTCGTTAGTGGTTTAATAGAAGTGGCACTTAATTTATGGGAAGATAACCTATGGGCTGCTTGCGATTCTATTCTTGGTGTTGGAGCTAAAGTTAAAGGTAACGGCAAAAAAGAATGGGCCGATAGATGTGTAAAGTTTGCTAACAAGTATTTTGAGGGAGACTTGAAAAACCTTACCTATTGTATGAAAGACGTGTACAACTGGAAAGAGTGGGTTGATCTTAACAGAGAATACAATCCAGTTGATTATACAGAAGTTACAGAAGAAGAAAATAACGTTAAGCCTGAACAGGAATGGGCTTGCGCTGGTGGTAAATGTGAAGTTCTTTAACTAAGGAGTTTAAGATGACAGTACATAATGCAGAAGCAAGCATTGTCGGGTACAAATATTTTGAAGTTAAGAAGCTAACTGATTCATCACAAGTTCCAACCAAAGGGCATCCTAGCGACGCTGGGTGGGATTTATATGCCGATGAAGATATTGATGTTTGGCCAGAAGAAACAAAGTTAATCTCAACAGGGATAGCGATGTCTATTCCAAAGAATTTTGTTGGCTTGATATGGGATAGGTCTTCTCTGGGCGTAAAGGGTATACATAGACACGCAGGCGTTATTGACTCTAGCTATAGAGGAGAGGTTAAAGTTTGTCTGCATAACGGAACTGAACGAGTTTATAAAATTAAGAACGGAGATAGGATTGCGCAGTTGCTAATTCAGGAAACCCCAATTTTTAGACTTCACGAAGTAAAAGAGCTTGATTCAACAGAACGGGGTTCTGGCGGTTTTGGTTCTACAGGTAAATAAAAATGGCAAAAAGAAAAGCGAAACCAACATCAGCACAAAAACAAACACCAAAAAGAAGGCAGTCATTAAAGGCTAAAACTCAAAATCAAGAAGAATACATAAGAGAAATAGAAGACAACGATGTTACTCTTTGTACTGGCCCTGCTGGCACAGGAAAAACAGCAGTTTCAGTAGGTATTGCTTGTGACTACTTGCTTGATGGAAGAGTTGATAAAATCATAGTTACCAGACCAGTTATTGAATCAGGAAGAGGTCTTGGTTTTTTGCCCGGAACCTTTGAAGAAAAGATACATCCCTACCTTATTCCAGTATTAGAAGAGATGGAATATAGACTGAACTCTAGTAGGGTTCAAGCGTATAGAGATGAAGGAAAAATTGAAGTATGTCCTTTGGAATATATGAGAGGGCGAAACTTCCATAATTGCTTTATGATATTAGATGAAGCTCAAAATGCTACATTTGAACAGCTAAAGATGTTTATAACCAGAATTGGTTGGGATTCTAAAGCTGTCATAAATGGAGATATGGATCAAACAGACTTGACGCATGTTGAACAAGGAGGGCTTGATAAGTTGCTATACCGATTAGATGAAGTCGATGGAGTTGGTATTGCAGAACTGACAGAAGATGATATAATTAGAAATAAAATCATCTCTAGAATTTTAAAGGCGCTTCACGATAACTAATGCCAGCTTACGATTACCAATGCCAAGACTGTAGCCATGAATTTGAACAATCTCATGGGTTCAATGACATGCCATCTCCTTGCGAAAAGTGCAGTGGTGGCAACGTAGAGATTATAGTTAATCAAGCTCCCTGCGCCTTTGTTAAAGGCGAACCGACTACTTTAGGTCAGTTAGCCGAAAGCAATACAAAAAACATGGGAACTTACGAGACTGAAGATAAGCGTCGCCATCAAGAAGAAGGAAAAGTAAAACAAAAAAAGGAATGGTGGCAAAAATCTGGAGACGCAACTAAAGTTGAAATCAGCAAGATGACAAAGACCCAAAAAGCAAATTACATAAAAAAGGGACAGAAGTGATGGAAGAGCCTAATTTTAATACATCAGAATCTAAGAAGGAAGTAATCAAGGTCGCAGACATAAAAGATGTAAGCGTAAATTGTGCCGACTGCGACAGTGTTCTTTTAAAGCTTGTTCGTGTTCGTCAATCAGAAGAACAACAAAAGCTAATTGTAGAATGTCCATTCTGTGATGGAGAAAGTTGGATTACTGAACTTGCCGGTAAATACTTTCAGTCTCCTCCAGAAGGATTAATGATTGGTGAAATGGAAGAAGAAGAAGAGGAAGAAAACTTCTTTAGATTAACAATGGAGATTAAAGATGCCTGAAGACATTTCTGAGTTTGTCGATTACGAAAAGGTAGAATATACTTATTACGACAAAGACGCCAATATCATTACAGAAAATGTAGAAGTTTCTTGCGCTTATATCGCAATAGTTAATGATAAGAAAACATACTACATAAAGACGTTAAGGGGTTCTTTATTTGATCCAGAAGGAATGGATTCCCAAAAAATAAACACCGTACTTATTAAATTTTCCAAAGTCGAAAAAGAAACATTTGATTTCTATGTAGACTATCTAAAAACCAAACAAAGAAACAGTCTTACGTGGGCTGAAAGGAGTAATGTCGATGTCTAAAAAAACAGGAAAAATAACCAAGGTGGAAAAGTTTTATATCGAAAACAATTCAAACGACAGCTTAGAAGATGTTGCAAAAGATCTTAACAGGTCTGTAGCTTTTGTTAAAAAGCATACTGTAGCAGACACCAACAAAGAAGAAGATGCGGCTCAAGACGAAGGGTCTGATATTGGAGATTTAATGGGTCACAAAGAAGGTCGAGGTGTAACAATTATGACATCCGCAGCGTCAGAAGTTGCTGACGCAACTAGACCTAGTAGAGTCAAAATCAACCAAAGACATAAGAATGCCATTCATATAATCAAGAAAAAATGAACATCTTTCTATCTAAAGAATTTGACACATACATAAACGTGTATGCAGACACTAACCCCTTGTGGATAGCGACGCTTTCTAATGGAGAGACTATCTATCAAGATGATGGTAGACCAAACGTAGAACCTCCAAGCGCGTGGATTAGACTTAAAAAATATTGTGAAGTTAATAGTTTACACATTGTAAATATGAAAGTAAGAAACAAATCACACGTAGAAGATATAGGGTCTGATTATGACGGCTACTTCTTTTGCAAAAGCGCTGGAGCTTTAATGTTTGGAGACATGACTCAGCATTCATTTATGTTGGGTTTTTTAGAAGGAGAGAAACTATCTGTAAGAAGATGGAGACTTCCCGAATTGATTGCGGAAGAAGTTGAGGAAAGAGACCCTTACGAACTTCCAGAATGTATTATTGCTAAAAAAGGAATATTGGATGAACAAAGGCTACACCCACAAAACGACGGGGCAACCCTGTAACGCAGCCCAGTACATTGCCGAAATGGTTTGTTTAAGAGAGGCTGAAAAAGAAAACGTTGGTAGACCAGCTTACGCCCTGTGGAATACGGACAAATGGAAAAAGAAATTTCAAAGCCAAGTCACTAAGGCGTACGTACTCTTAAAAAAATACCACGAGAAAGCAATCATAAATGCATTGACTTCTTATAAAGGTAAAACAATCTATTCTCTCAGGGTAACATTTCTAGAAGACCTGATAAAAAAAGAACAAACAAAGTTAGAAAGAATAGAAGAAAAAGAAATCAAGGAAATAGAATATAAAGACAATAGTCTCGCTATTCCAAACAAACCGTATGGAAAACAGAGCAGGTTATCTGAATTAAGGAATCTAGACAATGAATGACGCAGCATTAAAAACCGTAACAAAAAAATATGGAAACATACTTGTAAACGGAGCAGAGGTATTTCAAGACTTAAAAGACATGCAAAGCATTCCTGTAAGTCCTGCTTTAGATTACTCTCTTGGTGGAGGATTTAGAGAAGGAACTTGGATTCAAATGATTGGAGATCCCAAAAGTGGAAAGACTACATTAGCCTTGCAGTTTGCCGCAACCTGTCAAAAAAAAGAATATGGAAGTCGTCCTATTTTCTATATTAATGTAGAGGGTAGATTAAGCACCAAAAATTTTGAGGGTGTTGAAGGATTACAAGCAGACAAAATCACCGTTGTTCAATCTGAAAACGAAACACTAAGTGCTGAACAATATCTTGGGGCAGTGGAAAAGTTAGTAAAATCTCATCCTAATTGTGTAGTTATTATTGACTCAATATCTAGCTTAATAGCACAACGAGATTTAGACGAAGAAGTCCGAGGGGATTATAGACCCGGCGTTCCACGAATCCTATCTAACTTTTGTAAGAAGATGAGTAGCGTAGTTCCTAAACAAAAAGCTATCATCATCATGATTACGCACTTCATTGCTAACACTGGAGGAATGGGGAAAAAGAAGGTTGCTGATGGAGGTGTTAAAGTTCGTTATCAAGCAGACACCATTCTCGAAATAGCTTGGATTCAACCGTGGAAAGAAAAAAACGAAGGTCGTCAAATTGGACAAGTCCTTCATTGGAAAATTGTTACTTCGGCGTTAGGAGGTTTCACTGGTGGGGAAGCTACTGGTTGGCTTCGTTATGGAACGGGGATTGATTTTAAACAAGAGCTGTTTGATCAAGCGAATGATTTCGATTTAATCTCTGCCGCTGGAGCTTGGTACACTTGCGATTTTCTTGTGGACGAACCAAAACTGATAAAGAAGATTCTTGAGGAAGCCAAAATAGATATAGAAGATGAAGAAAAAATTATCAAATTTGTTAAATTTCAAGGGCAGCAAAAGCTCAGAGATTTCTTAACCAACAATGACCTTTGGCCGGCTTTGCAAAATTCATTAAAGGTACTGCTATCTTGAAAGCCTTTGGTTTTGATGGCCGAGAACGATCATGGAAACTGTCAAAATGTATAGTTTCTGGCGACCAGCAAAGACCTCGAAGTAAATTACATATTCTTGCAAGAAAACTCTTGCATGAAGAATTTCAATATGATACAATTCTTGAGGAAGTTCCTCTTCCCGGTTCACACAAGCCATCAAGAAAATCGACTTTGTTTGTTGACTTCTTGATACCGTCAAGCTCTTTGGCGGTTGAAGTTCACGGGCGGCAACACTTCGAGTTTGTCGCTCATTTTCATGGTGACACTAGAGGTTTTAGAAAATCCAAAGCGAGAGACAGGGATAAAGCTCGCTGGCTTGAAATAAACTCTATCGACCTTATCACATTAAGCTATTCGGAAACAGAAGATGAGTGGAGACAAAGAATTATCAATCGATAAATTGGATAATTTCATCCAAGACTTAGAAAATTATATTTCTAACGAGGGCGTTATAGATGTAAAATCTAACCCCGATATTGAAAAAACAATTAACCTCACTGGGTTTGAATTAAAATCCCTGACCGGCGAAGAATGCTGCGAAAAGGCTTTTTGTTTGCAGGGGTATTGTAACTTTCTACAAAAAATATACAACAAGCATCTAGTTCGCACAAAATGGTGTGAAGAACTCATTAATTACGCAGTGGCTAAACAGGCTGATAATTTTGACAAGTATACAAAATGGGAAGTCAAAGTAAACTCTGTGATAAGAGAAGATGACTTTGTTCAAAAGGTTTGGAGAGTTAAAAGAATTGCAGAAGGTCGATCAACTTTGCTTTTCGATACAGTGCGGGATATTAGAAGACAAGCTGACACATTATTAGAACTTAGCAGGAGAAAGAAGAATGAGTCCTATAGATAAAATTAGAAAAGGAATTCTTAGCAATGATATGGAGCAAGTTACTCAAGGCTTTAAGCTTCTCACGGGAGAAGAAATCAGACCAGAAGAAGGAAAGCCAGAAGAGCCAAGCACAGAAAAAGCCGTGCAGTCACCAATGCAGATGCGGTCGAAAGACTTAGATTTTTCGACAACGGAAGAGCCTGACGAAAGCAAACGAGAACCAGTCAAAGCTAAAAAGAATCAATTTGTTGACGATGGTACAGAAGCGTTGGTTTCAGAAGACCCAGAACTTAAAACACCAGAGGTTACTTTAACAGAAAGAAGACCTCCGGCAAACCTAGTTGAAGTAGTCTGTCATGTTTGCGGTACTACCGAACAGATTAATAAAAAATACAAAGTTGGACAGTTTCATCGCTGTGGGAAGTGTGTTGGTTGATGGAAAATCAAATTGACAATATAGCTTCCGAACGTGCTGTAATAGCGGGTTTGATGAGACATGGATCAGAAGCGTTCATTGATGTTGACGATATCATAAATGTTAACGTTTTTACCTTAGAAGAAAATCAGATACTTTATTCTTGTCTCGTTAAGATATTTGAGAACAACGATGAAGTAGATTTTCCATCAATACTGAGCGCTGCTAAAGATCTCGGTCTAGACGTAGCTTTTGAAAACAGAATACCGCCTGAACGTATTAGGGCAGTAATGAATCTGGATATCGCTATTGGAAACGTGAGACATCATGCAATCAAGCTTAAGAAGCTAGAGATAGGCAGAGAAGTTAAACGAACAGCCAAGCGTGTTATATCCGACATTGGAGAAATCACCGGAGACGAAACCGTTGATCAGATCATTAGCATTGGAGAAAAACCATTCTTTGATTTGTCCTCTTCATTAAATAACAAGATTGAAGATAAGCCAGTAGTCATTAGTGAAGATATAGAAGAATACATAAAGGATCTAATAGAGAACCCATCAGAAATGCTTGGCATAAGCAGTGGTTTTCCTAGATTCGACAAGTCAATCGGTGGCGGCTTTAGAAGAAAATGTGTAGACCTTATTGCGGCTAGACCCAAAGTTGGCAAAAGTATGTTTGCTGACAATGTAGCCTTGCATATTGCAAGTAAGCTCAAAATACCAGTTCTCGTTCTTGATACAGAAATGTCCAAGGAAGATCATGTCAATCGCCTTTTGGCAAACTTAAGCGATATTGAAATTAATGAAATCTCTACTGGAGGTTTCTCGAAATCTACAGGTGGAACGGAACGTGTTACGCAAGCAGCGGAACAACTTAAAAGTATTCCGTATGAGTATATTACCATTGCAGGAAAATCATTTGAAGAAACCCTTTCAATTATGAGAAGGTGGATTGTTAAGACGGTTGGTTTTGATGAGAACGGTAGAACTAATCCCTGTATGATAATTTACGACTACCTCAAGCTAATGGGATCAGAGGGCATTAGTTCATCAATGCAAGAATATCAGGTTCTTGGTTTTCAGATTACTGAATTACACAACTTTGTTGTTCAGTATGATGTACCCTGTCTTAGCTTTGTTCAATTAAATAGAGATGGTATCACAAAAGAATCGAGTGATGCCGTTAGTGGTTCTGATCGCTTGATTTGGCTTTGTAGTAGTTTTACCATCTTTAAATTAAAATCGGACGAAGAAATAGCGGAAGACAAAGGGGAAAGCGGAAACAGAAAATTAGTACCTATTTTGTCCCGTCATGGTGGTGGGCTAGCCAATGAGTTTGATTATATCAACATGAATATGAAGGGTGAGTACGGACGTATAGACGAAGGCTTTACTAAATCTGAATACGTTTTGGCCAGCAAGCAAAAAAAAGAAGGCTTTGATAATGACGTAAACAACAACGAAGAAGGCTTTACTGTAGAAGAAGAGATAGATCCGGAGAAACCGTTTTGAACAAACTTTCAACAAAAGAGATAAAGAAACTATCAGACAAGATTGCTCAAAATATAATACCTATACTTGAGCAGTTCGGTGTTGAAGTAAATAATTTTGAAGATTACATTTCTTGCACCTGTCCAGTACACAAAGGCGACAACCCAAACGCTTTTACTATGAATATAGATTCAGAACATTCCTACTTCGGTTTATGGAAATGTTGGACACAGGGGTGTGAAGAAGATAATGTCAATACTCCAGTTGGACTGATTAGACTTTTACTGTCAGATATAGAGGACAGAGAAATCACATTTGATGAAACGATTGAATATTGCATGAGTCTAGTTGAAACTAATTCTGAAGATTTAAACAAAGAATCCGAAAACGTGAATTTTGATACATTTTCTAAGTTTGAAAAAGCTTTACAAAAACGAGAAAAAAACAAAGCCAACGGCGTTGAAAGAAACAAAGTTAGAACCTCCCTAAAAAGGCCAGCCGAATACTACATAGACAGGGGATATTCAAAAGAGGTTTTAGATGAATTTGACGTAGGGGTATGTTTAGACCCAACTAAGCAAATGCGAAATAGAGTTGTTGCTCCTGTTTATGATGACGACTTTGAACGCATGGTGGGTTGTGTAGGCAGAGTAATGCACGAGAACTACAATGGAAGGAAGTGGGTTAATTCAAAGAACTTTTATGCTGGAGCTTGGCTTTATGGATATTGGTTATCTCAAGATAAGATCCGTGAAAAAAGAACCGCAGTTCTAGTTGAAGGACAGGGTGATGTCTGGAGGCTTTGGGAGGCTGGCGTAAAGAATGTAGTTGGGATGTTTGGGTCTAGTCTCACAGACACACAAATAAGAATTTTAGAAACCTCTGGAGCTTTCACGTTGGTACTTTTAACAGACAGCGACGAAGCGGGAGAAAAAGCTAGAGGCTCCATACGTAAAAAATGCGAAAGAACATTTAACATCGTCGAAATAGAACTCTCCGCAAAAGATGTAGGTGAAATGTCTATTGAACAAATAAACCAAGAAATCAAACCGCAATTAAAGGAATACATATAATGACAAATATCTTAGGCTTCTCTGGAGTTAAACAAAGTGGAAAAACTACCTGTTGTAGATTTTTACATGGATACCAATTAAGGTTAAATGATGTGGTTGAAAAGTTTCTGATGGACGAAGAAAGCAATCTTATAGTAAATGCGGTTCAGCTTGACGAAAACGGAAAAGAAGTTGAGGGACTTGGTGTATTAGATATTGATAGAAAAGACGAAGACTTTATGGAATACGCATCTAGATCAATCTGGCCTTACGTGAGGGCTTTTAGTTTTGCGGATCCTTTAAAGATTATTTCAATGCAACTGTTTGGCCTAACAGAATCTCAGTGCTATGGTACTGACAAAGAAAAAAACACAACGATTGGTATTAACTGGGAAGATCTACCACTGTCATCTAATAAAGGGGCGATGACAGCTAGGGAATTTCTCCAGTACTTTGGGACTGACGTGTGTAGAAAAATCAAGGATACTATCTGGGTTGATAGTTGTATCAATAGAATGTTAGATAGTCGTACAGAACTAGCGATAGCACCAGACATTCGTTTTCCAAACGAAGTAGAAGCAATACAAAAGGCTGGTGGTAAAGTTATAAGACTAACTAGATCTCCACACGAAGATCAACACGCGAGTGAAACAGCGTTAAATGACTACGAGGGGTTTGATCACGTAATGGATAATGAATCTCTAACAGTAGATGAAACCAACAGGGCATTAATGGAACTTTTGAGAGGATGGGGATGGCTACAAACAAAAGGATCATAAGTATCCCTTGGGATGCTTTAATGGTGGAACGCGCACAAACAAAAGCTAAAAAGTTAGGAAGTCTAAATAATTCAATATTAAAAGGTGGTGGCAACGCCGCAGGTTATCTGGGAGAAGAAGCAGTTGCTTCTTATATCGAAGCTGAGATTATTAGCTGCGATAAAGGTAATAATAAATACGACTACGACATTTGGAAAAATGATCGAAAAATAGAGGTCAAAACAAAAAGAAGAACGGCTGCTCCAGCAGATTTTTTTGATGTTTCTGTTGCTAAAACAAGTAGACATCAGGCACCGGACTTGTATATTTTTGTAAGTATTGAATTTAAAAACATGACGTATGAAAAAACAAGGCGCGTCTATCGTGGTATTAAAAAGATCTGGATAGTCGGGCAGGCAGAGCCTGAAGATTATTTTACGAAAGCAAAAATTTGGAAGGCTGGAGACATTGACGTTAGCAACGGATTTAAAACCCATGTAGATATGTACAATTTACCCATATCGGAAATAGAGCCATTAGATGATAGTTTGTTACCACAGAAGCAGTAGTTTAGGAACGTTAGAATTTTGTCAGCAAAAGTATTTTTTGCAGTACAACTTATCTTTCAAAGACAAGACTAACAAAAAAGCCTTAATGGGGACAATAACCCACAAGGTAATGCAAACCCTTGGAGACAAGAAGGTCGCTATTCTTAATGGGCTTGATGTGGTGAAGGACGAGGAGACAGGAAAAACTCTCACCTTAGAAGAATGTGATAATCTTGAATTGCTCAACGATATTGCTTTTGAATATTACAGTTCTGCTTTTCCAGAAGTTAACATAACCCAAGCAGACAAAAGAAAATGTCTATCGTGGGCTGAAAAAGCGGTAGCGTATGAAGGTGGAGTGTTAGACCCTAGAAACCAAGAGGTGGTTGCTACGGAATTATTTTTTGACTTTGAGATTAAGAAGCCGTGGGCTAAATATTCATACGACCTTGGTGGAAAAACCATTGAAGGGTATTTGTCAATCAAGGGAACGGTTGACTTAATACTTAAACAAAACGAAGAGTATTATGAAATACTAGATTACAAAACAGGGAAGAGGTTAGACTGGGCAACCGGCGAAGAAAAAACATACAGTAAACTACAAAACGACACTCAGTTATTATTGTATTACTACGCCCTTAAAAATATGTATCCTGAACGTGAATTTTCAGTAAGCATATATTACATTAATGCAGGTGGATTGTTTTCTTTTGTGTTTGACGAAGACGACTACCAAAAAGCAGAAGACATACTACGTAAGAAATTTGAGCAAATCAGAGATATTCAAAACCCCAGACTTCTTTCTAATGAGCATAAACATTGGAAGTGTCAAAGGCTTTGTAAGTTTAGCGAAGAATACGAAGACTCTGGAAAAAGCCTTTGTCAGCACATACGAGACGAACTCGTGTTAAAAGGCGTAAATGCAGTTGTTGAAGAGTATGGAGTTATTGATAAAATTACTACCTACGGAGACGGTGGTGGTAGGTTGGTTGACAACGATAAGAAAGATGAAAAATGACAAACTGGACGCCCTTACACCTGCATACGCACTATAGTCTCCTAGACGGCCTCTCAAAGCCTTCACAGGTTGCCTCACGCTGTTCAGAACTAGGCTTTGAGTCTTGTGCCTTAACTGACCACGGCACCATATCAGGCGCTGTGGCCTTTACTCAAGCTTGTCGTTCTAAGAACATTAAGCCAATACTTGGTTGTGAGTTCTACCTAAGCCCCTCCGATTGCACAATCAAGAACGAAGAAAATAGGAAGCTCAGTCATCTTTGTGTGTTAGCTAAAAACAAAAATGGTTGGAACAACTTAATCCAAGCTGTTTCAAAAAGTAATGATGAAGAAAACTTTTACTACAGACCTCGCTTTGATTTGAAAACTCTTGGTCAATTCGCAGGTGGCGACTTGGTTGCCTTTAGCGGTCATCTTGGAAGCGATCTAGCGAACGCCATCTTTGTTGATGTAAAATTAGCCTACTCTGCCTCAACAGAAGAGGAAGCTAAAAGGTATATCCATCCCGAATGGGTGGATCAGGTTCTTTTGCTGGCAAATCAATATCGGGACATTTTTGGTAAGGAAAACTTCTTTATTGAAATACAAGCAATAGATCAAGAAAACTCTCCTGCCGCTAGCTTGGTTGTTCAAGGGTTAAGATACATAGCAAAAAAATACAATTTTCAAAGCGTCGCTACGGCAGACTCTCACTACCCAGAAAAACAAGACTCTGGCGACCAACTGTTACTGCTTTGCTCTGCTATGAAAACCACTTTGCGTGGAATTAAGAAAAAGCTAGAAGAAAACAAAGATGTAGCCTTTGGCGGTTTTATGAAATCAAACAATTTTCATATCCCTTCGCCTGAAGAAATACAAGCAGTTAATCAACCACATGAAATAGCAGCCACTATGCAAATAGCTGACATGTGTGAAGATTACGATATTCTTGGTCAGCCCATGCTTCCAGAATTTTCCTGCCCTGAAGACAAGTCAGAAGAAGACCATCTTCGTAATCTCTGTAGAGAAGGGTGGGTAAGTAGACTTGCCCCAACTGGAAAAGTTAATACTATAGAAACAAAGACGTTGTACACAGAAAGAGTGAAAAAAGAACTTGAGGTTATAAGCCAAGCCAACCTGTCTGGGTATTTTCTTATTGTTAGAGATATAGTCAATAGTGTTCATAATAAGGGTTATATTCCGGGGCCGGGAAGAGGTTCTGCTGCTGGATGTTTAATCTCGTACTTAGTAGGAATCACTCAAGTAGACCCAATTGAATATGGTTTAATTTTTGAAAGATTTTATAACGCTGGCCGTAATACCGCTGGTCATGTTTCTCTTCCAGATATTGACATTGACGTACCAGCTTCAAAACGCGACGATACTATAGATTACATAAGAAATAAATATGGCTCAGAAAGAGTCGGTCAAATGGTCACGTTTGGTAGACTACAAGGACGTAGCGCCCTCAAAGAAGTTTTACGCATGAACGAGGCCTGCGGTTTTGATGAAATGAACGCAATCACAAAAAGTCTACCTCATGAACACGAAGTGTCTGATCAGTTAGCAGAGATGGATAACCCGTCAGTAATCAGATGGACTCTAATGAACCAACCAGATACGCTAAGAGAATATTGTAGATTAAATGATGATGGGCAACTGGAAGGCGATTATGCTAAACTCTTTGAGCAAGCAATGAGAATAGAGGGAACTTTTAAATCTCAAGGTAAACACGCAGCGGGCGTTGTCATATCTTCGCACAAGCTAGATAAGGTTTGTCCAATGGTTAGAGATAAAAAAGGTTCTGAAAAAATAGCAGGTATGGAAATGAATGACCTTGAGTCTATGGGTCATGTAAAATTTGACATACTTGGAATTTCATTATTAGATAAAATCATGGGCGTAAGAGATCAACTTGAAAGCGAAAATGTCTAAACAAAACAAAAGCTACCGACAAAACATAAAGAGCAGAATCCAAAATGGAAAATACACAGAGTACAAGAGTCTGTCTATTTGTAAAATAAACGATTTTTATCAATCAGTTATTAAACGGACTAAATACCAAGTACATTCATATTTTTTTAGCGAACTATATGAAGACGTTGACGAAGCTTTAGATAAATTTTTTGAAATAAGAAGGAAGATCAAATGAACTATAGAGATATTATTGTATTCGATTTTGAGACAGGTTCTCGTAACCCAGACAAGACGCAACCAGTTCAAATTGCGGCAGTCGCCATACACGGAAGAAAGTTAACCGTTCAGCCAGAGGGGTACTTTGAAAGTTTAATTCGTCCTATTCTAGACGACGAGGAAGCTATCGAGAAAGGGCTAGACCCAATAGAAGACGAAGCCCTAGCCGTGAACGGCAAGACAAGAGAAGAGCTAGCTAAAGCTCCTGCTGCTAGAACGGTTTGGAAAAAGTTCGCCAATTTTGTTAACAGGTACAACTTCAAAGGCACTCCCTACTACGCTCCAGTAGCCGCCGGTTACAACATAGTAGGATTCGACATGCCTATTGTTCAGCGCATGTGTGAGCAATACGGCCCAACCGACAAGAAAACAGGAAAGCAAGTACTGTTTAATAAAATCCATAGAATTGATGTAATGGATAATGTTTGGATGTGGATGGAAAATAATGCCGATGTAAAATCGTTAAGCATGGATTCAATGCGTGACCTGTTTGGTATAAGTAAGGAAAATGCTCACGACGCATTGCAAGATGTTAAAGATACGGCAAATTTGATGATAGGCTTTATGAAGCTCCACAGACGAATTGCTCCAAAAATTAAATTTGAAAAGGCTTTTGCAGATGGAAACCTCCACATTTGATGTTCTCAGTATTGATTTTTGCGATGAAAAAACTTGGGACTTAATATGCTCAGGGAAGACAAAAGGGGTTTTTCAATTAGAAAGCAATCTTGGAAAATCTTGGGCTAAACGTGTTAGACCTAGAAACATAGAAGAGCTTGCTGCTTTAGTTTCGATTATTAGACCGGGAACATTAAAGGCTATCCAAGATGGCAAGTCAATGACCCAAAGGTTTGTTGATCGAAAAAACCTTAAAGAAGAAATAACATACCTTCATCCTTCTCTTGAGCCAATCTTAAAAGGAACTCAAGGAGTTCTTGTTTATCAAGAACAGGCTATGAAAATAGTGCAGCAGCTTGCGGGGTTTAACCTTCAGGAAGCAGACGATCTTCGTAAAGCTATTGGTAAGAAGAAGGCAGACCTTATGGCTGAGGTTAAAAAGAAGTTTTTAAAAGGAGCCATTGTAGAGAAGATCGTTAACGAAGAAGAGGCTGAAGAAATCTTTAGCTGGATTGAAGCCTCAAGTAGGTATTCGTTTAACAAATCCCACGCTGTGTCTTATGCCATCTGTGCTTATTGGAGCGCTTACGCTAAATCTCACCATCCTCTTGAGTTTTACTGCAACTATCTTATTCACTCTTCTGGAAAACCTGATCCACAACAAGAAGTAAAAGAGCTTGTTAACGATGCTAAGAATAGTGAAATCTACATGAGTCCTCCTTCAATACAAGATGTTAATGTTTCAACTGACATTATTGACCGCAAAATATATTTTGGTCTTCTCGATGTGAAATCTATAGGCATGAAGCAGATAGAAAAATTTAAAGATGAAATTAGGATTGCAGAAGAAGAGATAGGCAAAAAACTACCTGATTGGTCTTGGTTTGAGTTTCTTGTGTTGGTCTCACCCAAGATTAACTCAAGAATGCTTGTGGCATTGATATCAATTGGTTTTTTTGCTCATCTTCCAGAGTCAAGAAAACAAATGCTAGATGAAACTGATACTTGGGGAAACCTAACAAAAAAAGAGCAAGAATGGGGTATTAACAATTATAATAAGTATAAAGACCTTATGAACTTGCTAAAAAAGATGTCACCCACCAAGAAAGAAGGTGGTGCTGCTTTTAATAGTAGAAGATCAGGAATAATATCTGATTTAGTAATTTATTGTGAAAAACCATCTCACTCAATGAAAGATGACCCAGAATGGATTATAAGGACAGAAGAAAATTATCTTGGGGTTGCGTTGACGTACTCAAGGGTGGAAACCTACGATACAAAGCTCGCCAACACAACGATTAAAGAGTTCTTGGACGGCAAGAAAAACGGTGTCAAGATGGCCGTTACTATATCAGAAGTTAAAAGATACGTAACTAAAAAGGGAAAGATGAAGGGTGTTGAAATGGCATTTCTGTGTGTCGAAGATCATACAGGAGCTTTGGATACAGTCACAATCTTTTCGGACAAGTGGAAGGAATACAAAAACGTTTTATACGAAGGAAACAATGTAATACTAGTAGGTCAGAGTTCTAAAAATAAACGATACCAAATAGACGATGGCTTAATTGTAGACGACGTGATAGAACTAAGTTGACAAAAACCTCAGACTTGCATACCATTCATTATTAGTTTTTGGTCTTATTGAAAAAAGGAAAGAAAATGGCTAACACTATTTCAAACTATTGTCGGTTTATTGGAAAGTTAACAAACGCTCCAGAAATTGTAGAGTTCGAGCATACAAGTCTATGCACTTTTACTTTAGCGATTAGTGAGTATAGAAAAGAAAAAAACGGAGAAAAGAAAAAGAGTGTCAATTTTTTCGATTTTGAAGCGTGGGACTCAGGTGGAATCACGATAGAAAGATATTGCGACAAGGGTGACGTTATTGATTTAGTCGCCTCCGCAAGAAACAACTCTTGGACTGATAAAAATGGTAACAAAAGATTCTCAACAAAATTCAGGGTTAAAGAATTCAAACTCTTTAACAGCCAAGAAAACCAAAAGCAAGAATCTAGCTGATAATATACTAGAAGAACAAAAAGAGCTTGAGGAAAAACTGATCCATCAAAACTACGGATTGGTTGTTTCTCAAGCTCTTTGCTTTTTGAATGACAATAATTTTGAAGATTATATTCAAGCTGGTTTGATTGGCCTCCTTAAGGCTATTAGAACTCATGATAAAAATAAAGCTATATTTAGCACGTTTGCAAGCATTTGTATAAAAAACGCAATCTCTACAATGAACAAAAAAGTAAACAAGATTGGAAATTCAGAATTTAGATGTGTATTAGAACAAGACAAGACCTCCGACAACAAAGAAGATATAGAAGACTATCTTCCGGATTTGCTATCGGAAGAGAATAAGTTTATAGTAAAGCTTAGAATTCAGGGATATACAAATAGTGAAATAGGAAGCTTTACTTCGTGTTCAAAAGAAGACATAAAATGTAAAATAGAATTAATTATTAAATTGCTACAAGAATATAACACATGAGAAAAAAAAGAATACTCTTCTGCGGTGAAGCCACCTATTTGAACACTGGTTACGCTACGTACATGCGTGAAGTGATGAGTCGTTTACACGCTACTAATAAATACGAGTTAGCAGAATTTGCTAGTTACGGAGACGACAAAGACCAAAGAATGTCCTCTGTTCCTTGGACTTTCTATGGAAACATGCCCTCAACAGAAGAAGAGAAAGCAAAGTATGAATCTTTGCCGACAAACCAATTTGGTGAATATAAATTTGAATCTGTATTACTAAATTTTCTACCAGACATAGTTTGTGACATACGTGATTTTTGGATGTTTGAATATCAGGAACGATCTCCTTTTAGGCCATATTTCCATTGGGTTATTATGCCAACCGTTGATGCAGCTCCGCAAAACGAACAATGGTTAAGCACGTTTGCAAACGCCGATGGAGTATTTAACTATTCAGATTGGGGTCATGAGGTTTTAATTAACGAATCTAACAACGCTATAAAATGCTTAGGTAGCGCACCTCCATCAGCCGATGCTGCTTATCAACCAGTTGCAGATAAAGAAGAACATAAGAAGAGTATGGGTTTTGATCCTGATGTAAAATTTATTGGGACTGTGATGAGAAACCAAAGAAGAAAACTCTTTCCAGACTTGTTTGAGTCCTTCAGGATGTTTTTGGATAAAAGCAAAAGAAACGATGTCTTATTATATTGCCACACTAGCTATCCTGACTTAGGGTGGGATATACCCAAGCTCCTTAATCGTTACAAACTTTCAAGCAAGGTTGTGTTCACGTATGTGTGCAACGAGTGTAAAAACGCCTTTCCTTCTTTCTTTTCTGACGCAAGAAGAAAATGCCCAGAATGTGGCAGATTTTCCGCTGGGCTAGCGAGCGTTCAAAAGGGCGCATCGTATGAATACCTATCAAAAATAATGAACCTGTTTGACTTGTATGTACAGTACGCAAACAGTGAGGGTTTTGGTCTACCGCAAGTAGAAGCTGCCGCCTGTGGGGTTCCTGTTGCCAGTGTGGACTATTCCGCAATGAGTAGCGTTATCAGAAAGCTAGAAGGATATCCCATAAAAGTAAAAGGCTTATACAACGAAGTTGAAACAGGGTGTAATAGAGCCGTCCCAGACAATGAATCAACAGCTGCAATAATGCAGGACTTCTTTAATTTAACAAAAGAAGAACAAAGAAGCGTTGGAGAGAAAACTAGGAAAAATTTTGAGAAACATTATCAGTGGGATGACACGGCGAAGAAGTGGGGAGAATACTTTGATTCAATAAAATTAAAACCAGTTGAGGAAACTTGGAAATCTCCTCCAAGAATTCATCAACCGGCGAAAAAAGCTTCTGCTGGTTTATCTTCTTCAGAGTATGCTAGATGGTTAATAACAGAAGTTCTTGGAGAGCCAGAAAAACTAAATACTTATTTTGAGTCAAGACTTATTAGAGACTTAAATTATGGAATGTACGTGGAGGGTACTGGCGAAATGTATCTAAACGAAGACTCTTACAAGTTCGTTAAACCTACGTTTGAGCCGTTTGGTGAAAATGAATCGTATAATATGATGTTGAATCTATGCAATAGAAGAAACACATGGGAATCAATTAGAAGGGACAGAACATGAAAGTCCTTTACGTCGGTTGTTACAGAGACGGTACAGGATGGGGACAAGCTGCCACGGATTACATACTAGCTATGGATTCGGTTGGTATTGATGTTGTTCCTCGCCCCGTCAAGCTAAACAAAAACAATATTCCAATTCCAAACAGAATCACCGAGCTAGAAAGAAAAGATAGTTCTGGAGCCGAAGTTTGTATACAGCATATTCTCCCACACTTGATGGAGTACACGCCTAAATTTAAAAAGAACATAGGTCTTTACGCCACAGAAACCAGTAATTTTATCGACTCTGGTTGGTCTAGAAAGATCAACATGATGGATGAAGCTTGGGTTATTAATAACCAAATGTTTAAATCATCACAAGCAAGCGGTGTAGAAATTCCAATCAAGGTTGTTCCACATGCTTCCAACTTTTCAAAATTCGGACAAAGCTATGGCAAAACAAATTTTCCAAGCGCGTCAGACAATTTTATTTTCTACACCATTGCAGACCTGAACAAAAGAAAAAACCTAGAAGCCTTTATAACGGCATTTCATGCTGAGTTTGACCCATCTGAACCAGTATCTATACTGATTAAATCATCTAAGTATGGACTATCAGAAGAAGAGGCGGCATTAAAGGTTAGGGATATCTGCAATGAAATTAAAATTGGGCTAAAGAGATTCCCCAGTATAGATGACTACAAAGAAGACCTTATCGTAACAAGCTTTATTAGTGAAGAAGATATATACAAGATCCATACTAGCTGTGACTGTTTTGTTATGCCGAGTTATGGAGAGGCTTGGTGTATACCGGCTTTTGACGCTATGGGATTTGGCAAAACTCCGATTTGTACCAATGTTGGAGGAATGTCAGATTTTATTGGTCACGGGGGATTCTTAATAGAAGGAGTAGATGAACCCGTGACCGGCATGTTGGAAACGTTTAATAATCTCTTTACCGGAAATGAGTTTTGGTCTTCCATCAGTATAAAAGAATTGATGCGCTGCATGAGACACGTTTACGAACAACGAGACGCATTAAATAAAATGCGAGAAGAGGGACTCAAGCAGGCTCAGAAATATTCGCACAAAAACATTGGTAACTTAATAAAGGATCTGTTAAATGCCAATAGTTAGTCCCTTACCTTATATCATTAGAGCCGCCACTAGGAAGCCAACTGAAAAGTTAAACATCCTTACTTTTCCAACGCATGAACGTTACGAAAGTATGCTATCTAAGACTGGTCATAATTTCTATGCGTATAGAGCCGAAGGTATTAAAGACTGGAATGAAACCTACGCTAGGCTTCCAGACAACTATCATCTTCTTGACCCAGAACTTGACATCAATCAAATTCCGGAATACATAGATTTTGATTTAGTTCTTTCTCAAAACAAATTTGGTCAATTCCAGAAGGCCGCAGAGTTAGCGAGTGTTTTACACTTGCCGTTGGTTAGTTTAGAACACACTTTACCAATGCCTCAATGGGGTGAAGATACTCTTGATCAACTAAGAAACATGAGAGGACACGTAAACCTTTTTATATCCCAATACAGTATTGATGCTTGGGGATGGAAAGACGAAAAAGACACTAAGGTAATCACTCACGGAATCGACACCGATTTATTTTGCCCCAAAGAAGAAGAAAGAAGTGACGAAATTTTATCCGTTGTGAACGACTGGATAAACAGAGATTGGTGTTGTGGTTTTAGCATTTGGCAAAGAACGATTAACGGGCTGCCACATAAGGTTGTAGGAGATACTCCGGGTTTATCAAAACCGGCAATCTCAACGGAAAAGCTTGTGTCAGATTACCAAAATAGTAGGATATTTCTTAATACATCAACAATATCCCCTGTTCCAACAGCCCTAATGGAAGCTATGTCTTGTGGATGCGCTGTGGTTTCAACAGAAACTTGCATGATTCCAGAAGTTATAGAGAACGGCGTTAACGGATTCATAACAAACGACGAAAATAAAATGAAGCAGTATCTTGTTGATCTATTAAACGATGAGGACATGGCAAAAGAAATCGGGGATAACGCAAGGAAGACAATAGTAAATAGATACTCAGCGGAAAAATTTGTGGATAAGTGGCAACACATACTTTATACGGCGTCAAATATAGTTTTTAAGGGTTAGCATGAAGATTAGAATTACCGTTGGAGAAAAAGACAAGCTTAATGGTTATGTCAATATAGATCCAATTACAAAGTTTGATGACATATCTGTAGACATTAGAGATATAAGCGAGGTGGTTTCAGATTCAGAATGTGTCGAACTTATATCTGAAGACGTACTAGACTACCTTGAAAAAGAACAGTCTATTCAAGCGTTGTTTGGGTGGATTAAAAAGATAAGGCGTGGTGGCAAAATTATTGTAACATCAGTAGATGCTTACGGAGCTGCAAAGTCTTTTTACAGAAAAGAAATAGACATAAAAACTTTCAATAAAATTATGCATGGAAATTTTTTGTTTCCGTGGGATGTTCGTCTTAGTCACACAACCATAGAAGAATTGTGTCAATTGCTTGAAAGTAAAGGACTGAGAATTACCAAAAAACGAATTAACGGAATTAAACTAATAGTAGAGGCTGAGAGATCCTAATGAGCGACTTTAAAGAAGCGGGATTGTCATCATTACCCGATCAAAGAGAACTGACAACCTCCTGTAGAGACTGCGTTTTTTCAACAAAGCATAAAAAAACCCAAACCGGCTGTTCGCTTGGTAGGCTTGAGAAATTCGAAGAGCAAAATGTTGAAATCATATACGCAAAAGACGAAGAAGATAACGAATTTGCTGTTTTAAAGGGTTGGTGTTCTGCTTATAGAAACGATATTTGGAAAACAGCACACAAAGAAGAGGATTTAGAAGAGGCCTTAGATAATGAAATATACCCGAAAATTAATTTTGTGGTATTGGTCAAGGATAATCTAAATGAAATTGAAATGACGATTAATTCAATTTTGAATCAAGAAAGATTTAAGGCTGCGCAAATTATAATAGTCACCTCTAATGACGATCTTTTAATTGAATGTATACAGAAATCAAGATCTCTCTTGGAAGATTCTGACGTACTCTTTAAGGTTCAAGCAGTAAGAGGCGACGTATCTAACCTTGCTATTGTAGATGAAGTTTTTGCGAATTTTCATAATGGATTTTATAGTATTTTTGAATGTGGTAAAGAAGTACCAAAAGACTTAATTTCCGTATTGCATTCAGCCATAAACACCAACGTTGAAAAGGTTGGTTATGTAAAACCCCACGATGGAATTAATGGAATGACGGCTCAGTGTGTTTTGCATAAATTTTTATACGGAAACAGAGGAGTCTCTCTAGAAGAAAAACTTCTAGACGGCGAAGACATGGATAAAACAGGAATAGAATATTCTCTTGTAAGAACATGGGATGAATTAAGATGACACTTCCTTTGGTTACTATATTAATAGCAAACTATAATGATGAAGAGTACTTGGACAAAGCAATAGAAAGCGCTATAAACCAAGACTATTCTGGCCCATTACAGATTTGCATCGTTGACGACGGGTCTACCGACGGATCTTGGGATATTATCACCCCTTACATAAAACACGCAGCTAAGGACTCTCATTCACTTTTAGATGTAACGTTTTCCAGAGTTCTTGGTGGCAGGTTTGGAAACACCAAGATAATAGCAATAAAGAATGAAAATAGCGGCCCAAGCCAAGCGAGAAATATTGGTATAGAATACACATTAAATGAGACTGATATTTATGCCATCTTAGATTCTGATGACGAAATGTATGAGAATAAAATATCGGAATGTATTCCGGTTTTTGAAAAGGGTGATGGGATGATTGGTGTGGTTTATGCTGATTATGATACCTTTCACACAAGTACTAAAAAAAGCATTAGAGAATACAAAGAGCCGTTCAATAAAAAAAGACTGGTTCGTGAGTGTATTGTTCACAGCGGATCTTTGATATCTAAAGAAGCTTTAGAGGTCGTTTGTGAAGACACGGGATATTACGACAAGACAATGCGCACATGCGAAGATTATGACCTTTGGATGAGAATAAGTGAAAAATTCATCATAGCTCATGTTCCAAAATCTTTAACAATGGTTAGGGTTACAGGAGATAACTCCTCTTTTATTGTTAACCAAGAAGTGTGGCAAAAAAACTGGAGAAGAGTTATGCAAAAAGCGCAGGATAGATATGTCTAGTAGGTTTACGTCAACGATTAAAAAACAGGGAGCTGGAACAAATCCTAACGACCCCTTAACAGTGATAATACCCGTGGCTGGAATCGGTCACAGGATGAAGTCGTATGGCCCAAAGTGTTTACTAAAGGCTAACCAAAAAGAAACAATATTAGAGAAGACAATATCTAATATAAAAAAAGAGTATCCATATTCTGATATTATTGTAATAGTTGGGTTTGAGTCTGATAAGGTTATTAAAACCCTTCCGCATAACATAAGAGTCATAGAAAATACCAAATACGAAGAAGCAAATATAGTAGAAAGCATAAGGATTGGAATAAACGCGTCGTCCAATAAAAAACTATTGATAGTATATGGTGATTTAGTTTTTAATGTTTATTCAATAAGAGGTATAACATCTGATGGGTCGTGTGTGGTGGTAGATTCCAAGTCTAGATTTAGAGAAGAAGAAATTGGAGTTACTGTTGTTGATGGCAATGTTACAAATTTTGCCTACGGTCTTACAAACAAATGGTGTCAAATAGCATATTTTGAAGACTACATTTTTGACGAATTAAAAAATCTATGCGCAGACAAGAGACGTAATAAACTATACCCCTTTGAACTGTTTAACATGATGATCAATAGCGGTATTCCAATGAAGGCAAAAGAACCTAAAGGAATGTTGATAAAAGAAATAGACTCTTTAAAGGATTTACAATGACTGCTTATTGGGCGTATATAAACAATAATTACAAATGGCACGCTTGGTATTATCTAGACCAAAAAGTTGAAGTAAAACTAGGGTCGTTTAACACACAAGAAGAAGCCAAAGAGGCAGTAAAAAAATATGAAAATTCTAATAAGTAGCGATGGCCCTCACGCGCATTCTTATATAAGAACGTCTTGGGGTAAAGTCTTTGCAAATTTAGGTCATCAAGTAAGAATGTGGGAGATAAGTCAAGAGTCGGCTTTTGATGCATTTGATGAGTTTGAACCAGACATCTTTATGGGTCAAACATACAACTTAAACGATGCCGTCTTTAAGTGTATTAAAGAAAGACCTCATATGAAGGTCGTTTTGCGGGCCTCAGACTGGGGAGATATGCAAGACAATATAGATCTTAATAAATACCCAATACTTGTAGCGCAAGAAGAAGAGAAGAGACTGCTTGAAAAACTAAAGAAACAAACTGGAAAACCAGACTTTGTTCACAATCATTACCATGACAATTGGATTAGCCAAACGCATGGCAAATGGAACGATATCGGTATTAGACCTGTTTCCTTGATGCATGCCGCTGACATATTTGACTTCTATCCTCAACAAGCAGTAAGTCTCCTTAAGTGTGACATAGGGTTTATTGGTGGGTATTGGCCATACAAAGCTATTAACCTTGATAAGTACTTGGTTAATCTATGCACTCCAGTTGGTAAATACAATATAAAAATATTTGGCAGCTCTAGCTGGCCGGTGTGTCAGCATCTTGGGAAAATTGATAACAACAATGTCGGAGCTTTGTTTTCGTCGGCTACGGTTTGTCCAAACATAAGTGAACCGCACTCTCAAGATTTTGGATACGATATAATTGAACGACCGTTTAAAATATTAATGAGTGGCGGTTTTTGTGTATCTGATTATGTTGAGTCTATGGTTAATGATGTATTTACTAACGACGAAATTGTCTTTGCAAAAACTCCTGAAGAGTTTAAACAATTGATTGATTTCTATATTAAGTATCCTGAAAAAAGAATGAAGCATATAAAAGCTGGTTATGAGCTGGTTGCACAAAATCACACCTATTTTCATAGGGTCGCTAAAATATTTTCAGAATTGGGTTTAAAGCAGGATGCAGCCCTGTGCGAAGAAACACTTATGAAACACTTTGAGGATTAACATGACAGTTCTAGTTACAGGTGGAAATGGGTTTGTTGGAAGAAATCTAATCAAGGAGCTATATAAAAATAACCTTGTCTTTGGAAAAATAATCAACATAAGTAGAAAGAACTTTGTTTCTCCTTTTGTAAGCCATTCGTACATGTGCGATTTAGGATTTACTGACGATTTTGATGCTCAGTTTGAATGTCTCAAATTCGTAATGAACAAGCATAAACCAGAATATATATTTCATCTTGCTGGCAAAGCTACCGTCAAAATGGAAGGAAGCGAACCCTTTGATATCATTCAGGATAATATCCTCAGTACACAAAAGATATGTCAATGGTCGCCTAAAGGCGCTAGGATTGTTCTAGCTTCTTCCGTAATCGTTTATGGTGATTGGTTATTCAATCCTGCACCCTCTGGAACTCCTAGATATGAAGAATCCTATAAAACAGAACCAACTTCTATTTACGGAATGACAAAACAAGCCTCCGAAGGAATACTCAGGTATTACACCAACACGGGAAAAATAAGCGGAGTGTCAGCTCGCATGTGCGCGACTGTTGGTCGCGGGTTAACACATGGTGTTGTTTATGATTTTATTGAGAAGATTCTAAATAACCCTACGTTAGAAGCTTTGGGAAGCAAGCCGGGATCTACCAAGCCGTATTGTTATATAAACGATTTAGTTAATGCTCTTATGATATTATCAATGAAGAAAGATGTTGATTCAGAATACAACATAGTTCCCGATGACGAAATTAGCATCGAAGAAGTTGCTAAGTCAGTAATGATAGGCTTAGATGTTCATAAAGATATAGACTGGCTTGGAGATGCTGCCAATTGGAAGGGTGACAATAAATTAATTTCAATTAATAACGACAAGATAAAAAGTACTGGATGGGTTCCAGAATACAGTTCTAGGGAAGCAATTGTGCAAGCCGTTAAGGATTCAAGAATAAAAAAATGAAAATACTTTTTCATCCCCTCATGCCTATAGATCTCAAAGCTTCCAATGCTGTATCAGATTATCAATCCGACATGATGTTTCACGGCTTGGTTAAAAGTCTTGGGAAAAATACTCATACCCATTTTGATTTATGGTGGCATGATAAAGACACAAAAGATAAAAATCCAGAACTCTTTAGTGACATTTGGGGCAATGGGTTTACTATGTATGGCCTTCTTGATGAAGAAGAATACACACGTCACTTTAGTAACGACGTGGACGAATACGACGCTGTCGTTATTCCAATACATCACACCATGAACAAGCAAGACCAGTCCCTAAAATCATTGCTGAGTTTCTTTATAAAACGTGGATATGAAAAGAATCAATTAATCGTAATAGATGGTTGGGATCAAGAATACATAAATAAAGATATAGCTAAGTCCTGCACGTATTACAAAAGAGAGATGAAAGATCATCACAAAGAGTACGCTCTTCCAATTTCTTTTGCTATACCTAAAGAGAAAATAAGAAAACTAGATGACTCAAAAAGAAACGTTGCTTTTGCCCCGTTAATACCGGTTAACCAATCTGTTGATCCTTCATACATGTCTACGTATATATACGACACAGAAGAGAGTTATTACGATATGTATCAAACAGCTCATTTTTCATACACATCAAAAAAGGGTGGCTGGGACACTCTTCGTCATTATGAAATTATAGCTAATGGATCCATTCCCTTTTTTGTTGACATGGAGGAATGTCCAAAACACACTCTTTGGAATCTCCCCAAGGATAAATTAATTCAAGCTAAATATCTTCTGGGTGGCGTACCAAATCTTACAGAGGGCCAATGGCAAAGAAAGTCTCTTCCTAATTGCGGAACAATAGATAAAGAAAATCCGGGCTATTTGGTTGACTTTAGACCTGAGCTATGGAAACATTTTAGACAAGAGTTCTACGATTGGTTGAATAGAGAAGCAACAACCGAAGCTTTAGCACAACGCGTATTAGGAAATATATAATGTTTGGAATAAAAAAAGCTTATTGTCTATGTTTAGACAAAAGAAAAGAACACTGGCTTGACCTAAAGAATCAATGCGAATCCAAAGGCTTGGAGTTTAATCGTTTTTTAGCTGGTGATGGTAAACTACTTGATTCGCAAGAATACGATAGGGTAGACATAGAAGATGCACCTATTGATAACTGGGGATACGGTGGCCATGAAACAAACACAGAAGAAGAGATACGGACAAAAAAAATAAAACACTGTAACGCTTTTTTGTCACATCAAGCCATGGCAAAAAAAGCTTTAGAGGATGGTGATGAAAAGGTCTTATTCTTAGAAGACGATTCTTATTTTACCGAGAGGTTTGATAAAGTAGTTAAAGAAACGGAATCTGAAATTGAAAAGATAAACTATGACATGCTTTATTTAGGATGGTGGATTGGAGACGAAGGTGATGAATTTAATAACGACATAGAAAGGATATGGAAAGAATCAGAATCTATAGGGGTGGGAACAGTAAATAGAATCGGTGGACTGCATGGTGTTATAATTTCTAGAAAGATTTTAGACATCATAACTAGGCTAGAACCAATTAATCCCATAGACTCGCAACTATCTAGATTCTTTCATGATAAAATAGAATCATTCTTTCTTGCGCCTAAGATAATTCACGACAAAGGCATCTTCAGCGAGTGTGAACAAAGCACAACAACCAGATCAAAACTATAATATTGGGTTCAATAAAGAAAAAATCGTTATTATATATATAAGCAGGTTGGATCACGACAAACAGGTGCATACATGACAAAAATATTAGTTACAGGTGGTGGAGGTTATGTTGGAAATGTTCTTTGCCGACAGCTTCTTGATAGTGGATATAAAGTTAAATGTTTAGATAACTTTCATAAAGGGCAATGTGATGCCATTATCCCTTTAGCAATAAATCCAAATTTTGAATTCGTGTATGGGGATGTCACTGTTCCTGCACAAATAAACGAAGCCGTTAAGGGGTGTGATGCAATCATCCATTTAGCAGCTATTGTAGGATTTCCAGCCTGTAAAGCCCAACCTTCTCTAGCGAGCGCTGTTAATGTTGAAGGAGCAATGAATGTTATTAATGCTAGAAATCTTCATTCTAAAAGCATTCCGCTTGTTTATGCCTCTACGGGTAGCGTCTATGGTAAAGTGCAGGGTATATGCACAGAAGAATCTCCACTAAACGCCGTGTCACAATATGGCGTAAATAAACGAGTTGCAGAAGAAATGATGTCTGAAGAAGATAACACTGTTTCTTTTCGTTTTGCGACGGGTTTTGGTGTTAGCCCATGCATGCGGGTGAACTTGCTCGTAAATGACTTTGTTTATCAAGCTTTAACAAATGGTATCTTAACTATTTTTCAAGCTGATTTTAGACGAACTTTTATTCACGTTCGTGACATGTCTAAAGCCTTTACTATGGGTTTTGAGAATATGGGTAGCTGGAAACATAAAGTTTATAATGCTGGAGCAAATCATCTTAATTGGACAAAAAGAGAATTAGCAGAGTATGTCAAAGATCATACTGGCTGTTTTGTTCATTATGAAGAAATTGGGACGGATGCTGACCAAAGAGATTATGAAGTTAGCTATAACAAGCTAGAAAATGAGGGCTTCTCTTGTGATGTAGATATAATGACTGGTATACAAGAATTAATTAAAGTAGCGCCAATTTTACAAATAAGGCATCAGTATTCATGATAGACATCACAGGTTCAACAATTCTGGTTACAGGAGGCGAAGGCTTTCTTGGTACAGCAATATGTCAGAAGATTGCAGAAAAGGGAGCGACTCCGCTTGTCTTGAAGCATAAAGAAGTAAACCTTAATGATCTTCAGACAACAATACACTTCTTAACTTCCCACAAGCCAGACTTTTGTATACATGCGGCTGGCTATAATGGAGGTATAGAATTTAACCGAATGTACCCAGCAGATATTCTATACTCAAATACTGTTATGGGACTAAATCTTCATCACGCATGTGAATACACTGGTGTTAAAAAGATCCTATCAATTATGACATCATGTGCTTATCCAGACACGGGAATGGATGTGTTAAAGGAAGAGACCTTTTGGGATGGTCTTCCTAACAAAACAATTAGAGCGCACGGCATTGCAAAAAGAGTACTGCAAATAGCATCAGAGGCGTATAATGATCAATATGAACTAAACGCATCTACTGTCTGTGTAACCAATCTGTATGGGCCAAATGATACTTTTGATTTAGTAAGAACTAAGGTCGTTGGTGCGCTTATTAGAAAATTTGTAGAAGCAGTCATAGAAGAAACAGACGAGGTTGAATGCTGGGGAACTGGAAACCCCATGAGAGAATTCATGTATGTTGACGATGCCGCCGAAGCAATCGTTCAAGCTTTTCAAAGTTATAATGATTGTTCTCAACCGTTAAATATTGGAACAGGAAGAGAGATCAGTATAAAACAACTTGTTAACTATATTTCTAAAGCGGTGGACTATAAGGGTGAGGTGCTTTGGAATACAGATAAACCAGACGGCCAAATGAAGAAGCTTTTAGATACAACTAGAATGAAAGACTTTGTGACAATCAATCCAGTAAATATTGAAGAAGGCATTAAACATACAGTACAATGGTACGAGACAAATAAAGAAAAAGCCGATGCAAAGAAATAACCAAATAGGATTCTTGATAGAAGAAACGTCTTCTAGTCAGTTATCATTTAACCTTATAAAAAACATAAACACTTACTTGGAAGACGAAAGCTGTGATTTTACAGTGTTCTTTGAAAATTCTTCAGCGAGCGTATTAAATCCCAACTTTGCTTTAATGTCTATTAATGAAGTGTGGAGTTTTAGTGGTGCGTTAATTGCAACAAGTGTTGCTACGGCGAAATCACTTAGTAAATGCTTCGCGACTAAGAAAAAGTTTTTTTACGTTTGGGATCTTGAGTGGACTAGAGAAAGAGTAAAATCTGTCGCCCCTTATGAAACGACCATTCAGGCTTTTTCAGATCCAAACATGAAACTTATAGCAAGAAGTGAAGACCATTCTAAAGCAATAGAAAACTATTGCAATAGAAAAGTTACCGATGTAGTAAACGATTTTAACATAGAAAAATTAGTGAGGATTATCAATGAGTAGTGCTTTTATCAACAAGTATAAAGAATACATTATAGAACAATACACCGAAGAACAGAAGAGTACCTATGAAATAGCTCAGGAGCTTAAAACCTATCCTAATAAAATTCGTAGAACTTTAAACACTCTTGGGGTTCCTCTTAGAGACAAAAGCGTGGCACAAACGGTTGCTATTAAAAGCGGTAGGCATGAACATCCTACAAAGGGGAAGAAACGAACGGAAGCCGAAAAGGTTGCAATTAGCAATGGCATGGCTACGTATTGGGACAACATGGAAGAAGACGAACGAGAAAGGCGTTCAGAGTTATCAAGAAAACAATGGGAAGAAATGTCCGAGGAAGAGAAGGCCAATCTTCGCAAATTAGCGGCTGAAGCTGTTCGTAGAGCAAGTAAAGAAGGATCTAAGATTGAGAAATTTATAAATGAAGGGTTGACAAAGGCTGGGTACGGGGTTATCTTTCATAAGAGAGGTTTGGTTTCAAACGACAAACTGGAAGTTGATTTATTCATCCCTTCCTTAAAAACAGCTATTGAAATCGACGGGCCAGCTCACTTTTTACCAATTTGGGGTCAACAAAGCTTAGATAGACATATTCGCTCAGATGCGCAAAAAGCAGGGTTGCTTATAAATCGCGGATTTGTTATACTTCGTGTTAAGAATATTGTCCGTAACCTTTCTCAGAAAAACATGAGAGACACGCTCAGCGCAATCATCGAACAATTAGAGAAAATCGACAAAGATTTTCCACCTATCACAAAACGACTTATTGAAATTGAAGCATAGTGTATAACGACAAAACAATAAAAGAGCTTAAGCAAATTTTGGAAGAACATAATTGCGCCATTCCAAATGGTGCAAAGAAAAAAAATTTAGTTGATTTAGTGGAGGCTATTATGGCTAAGGATGAAGATTTTGTGACGATGCAGGACACCAGCGTTATGGATTTATTTGAAGAGGTGTTTGAACAACCAGAACAGCAACAGCAACAAGAAGAAGAAGAGGTCGCCGTTAAAAAAGAGGTTGTTATTAAAGAAGAAAACCTTGCTAACGAAGAAGAACGACCATCTATGTTTAGCGATGACTGGACTGGGTATGTGATGGCTCATTTCAAATCTAATGAAATGATTGATGGAAATCCTATATGTGCTGGGTTACGTAGAGTTGCTGAGTTATTACTTGGTGACATTATTGAGTCTGGGCCAGAACAGGTTTTTCCAGCAACAGACAATAACGGCCCCGGAAGAGCAACTGTATTATTTAAAGTTGTCTTTGATTGGATGAATGAAGGCAATTTCAGAACCTTTAAAGAAGTAGCGGATGTTTGGCATGGCAATACTGATGATCTGTTTTGCGCACATCCCGTTGCTACAGCGTCAACTAGGGCAGAAGGCAGAGCCTTAAGAAAGGCTTTAAAGCTTAGATGTCTTGCAGCAGAAGAGCTTGCTAAGAAAGATATCGTTGGTATTGTTCAAAAGGCCGTTAAACAAGAGCCTACGTCTGGCGAATATGAATCAAGCAAAAAAATTAGCAGTCAACAGGTTCATTTTATAGACAATAGATGCAACCAATTAGACATAGATGTTATCGCTTTTATTAATATAGGCGAGGGCGATTACCCAAACATCAATAATGTTAATAAAGACAGCGCCAAGAAGATGATTAAAGTTCTAAATAATTATCAAAATGGTGGCGAAATTCCCAACAAAATTAAAGGCTACAAAATAGACTGGAGATCATAATGAAAGTTACTTATACTTCTGGAAGAACTACCGTAGAAATTGAAGGCGACACACAGGTTGAAGTTTTTCAACGGTTGGCCAATTTTCAAGAAATTTTCGCAGAGAACATATGCGGAAAATGCGGCAGCGAAGATGTTCGCTTTCAAGTGCGAAACGTAGATGACAATCTATATCATGAGGCAAGGTGTACTGGATGTAATTCCAAGCTTGCCTTTGGCGTTATGAAAAAGGGTGGAAGACTCTTTCCCAAACGTAAGGACAAAGAAGGTGGCTGGCTTCCCGATGGCGGCTGGGTTAAATGGAATCCTGATACACAAAAAGAAGAATAATGGTTGACATAATTAAGATTCAAGCTGAACAAGCTAGTCTATTTAAAAATGAAAATCGTCAATTTAGAAAAGCCTTATTTTCCTCTTTGGTGCATCTAAAGCCAAAGTACTGCTTGGAAATAGGAACTCATATCGGTCAATCAACCGAAGTTTTTCAAAAATATTTCGATGAATACCAACCTGATGGCATTGTTGTCACTGTTGATATACACAAGTATAAAGACGTTGAATCAAAGAATGTTAAACAGCTAATTGTTCACCCTCATGTAAACAATTCATCGGATTGGCACTATGTCAACAACGAAGAACTGCTTGATCATAATGTAGACTCAGTTGTAAAAAACACTGAGTTAATCAGGGAGTCAATAAGAAATCTTTCCGAGAACCAGTTTGATTTTTGCTTTCTAGACGGCGACCACCAAAGAGAGTCTGTTATGAAAGACTTCGCTATCTCAAGAAATCTTTTAACGGAACCTCAATACATTCTTTTTGATGACACGGAAGACGATGGTGGCGGTCACGACTCCGTAAAAATTTATGAAGAGATTGTAGCTGAGGAAAAATATAACGTCTACGACTTCTCCAAGGAATGGGATGTCTATTGCGGGTGCGCTCTAATGTGGAACAAAAAAACCCCGACAGTTCGGTGACAAACTGACGGGGTGGTAGAGATATAAAGTATTATAAATATTCTAACTCTACGTATAACCCATACTGGGTCTTGCTTCCAATGCTATCTGGTGATGCCGATATTCCGACATACCAATCATGCTGATAGTATTGGCCTGTATTAGCAGACCCGTTGCCAGCGTAAAAACCGCTTGGCCCCGGAGACTGAGCCAAAGGAACGTAAATTCCACTACCGCCAACCGTGTTTGTACCGGCTGGCAATCTAGCAGTTGGGTTTTTAGACCCGATAAACGTTCCCTGTGCGTCTGATCCAGTATGTGACGCGCTTCCCCACCAAGTTGAATCGCCAGATCCTTCTACAGAGTATGACACTGAAGGATGTAGCATTTCTACAACCCTAGTGATAACACCACTTGCGGGGAAATTCTTGTTGTTTCTGTCAAAAACTCTTAACTTCGTATTCTGTGTTCTTACAGCACTATCGTTGCTAAATCTAACATTTAACGTAGCTTTTGAGTTAGGGATAAACAGAAGTCCAGTGGCAGGTACAACACCCGCAGCAAAAGACTTTGTGTCGGTAGAATATTTCATATTATTACCAGCGCCACCATTGCTGGTGCCGTTACCGTCGGTAATAAACGTTGTGTCTTGCCAGTTATTTAATTGAACTGATTGCCCAAAAGAACCGCCAAAAAACCCCAGACCAGAGCCTGAAAGGTTATTTATGGAAGTGCTTCCAGCAAAGAAACTTATGGATGCCATGTTTTAATCTCCTTAGAGCTTATATTCTATAGTATTATACACCATTATTGGAAAAAGCCTTTTGTTTTATGTTGCTTGGCTTCATCCCTTTTGTAGGGAAAGACTTTGTTTAACTTACTTTGTCTTTCCTTGCATCCGCAATCCTTCTTTATGGCGCTAAACACTGTGTCTACAGCCTTCTTAATTCCTGTAACCTTGGTTATTTTTGCTAAAGTGTCTCCTAAACCTCTTGATTCAGACGGTATGTCTAAATCGCCCATAAAGAATCCATTATCTTCTTCCACTTTAAAAAATCCTATTTGTTGTTTAGTTTTCTGTTCTTCCTTATTTTCTGTTCCTCTGTGACCTCTTGACACCATCGTTTGACTTAACGGGTCTTGCATTGGCCCTTTGCCTTCTTCCCACATTTCAAAATAAGCCATTCTGTTTTTACATAGATGATGCAAGGACTTGCTTTTTATGCATTGATGTCTATCGCAAAATATACTTCCTGTATCTTCTGTCATTTGACATTGACAGGGCGTTTCTCTTTGTCTCTCTGGTTCGATATAATCCTTAACCTTTTTACCACCACTTATTATATTATCGAAGACTTGAGGCTTATTCCTCTTTATATGCTTCTTCTCTAAAGCATTAACGTCTTCTTCTTCGTTATTAAAAAAACCCTTCATTATATTCCTCTTATTCGTGAACATTTACGTGAAGTATTGAATCTCCGGGTATTCCATGTTGGAATTCCATATCGTTTAAGACTGGCCCATAGTAATGATGCCAGCACTTGTCTTCACATTTATGGAAGTTTAACGCCCCTTTGTCGTTACAGCATATCTGATCAAATTGTAGGTAGAAGTCCATGTTTGTAGGTTTGTCACTATTTCCTTGTCTACAATTATTTTCCGGTGGGGGATACCCTATTAGAATATCAAATGCCCCACCGTGTCTACTCCATACTGCTCTCCAGTTTGGATCTGCGTACTTGTCATAACCTTTATTCTCTGCTACAGAAACGTCTACCTGTGCTGCGTATATAACACCTTTATGGTTTCTTGGAGAAAGACCAATGCCAACATCATGACCCATAGCAATAGCTTCTGGAGAAGATAGATTTGATAACTTTTTCATCATTGTGACGACGTTCATCTTGCGTTCGTCCAGAGAAATACTGCTTGGTGTACCTTTATAGGAAACTTTTCCAAGTCCAATTACAGTACATTCTTTAGGCGTGGAGTATGATCCCGGAATAGAAGCGTCTATACATTCAAATTCATAAACTGCTTCTCCACTTGCGTCTCTTGCTTCTATCCAATCACCACCCGCGAATAGGCAACTTCCTTCGCTTGAGTAGATTTCATTATCACCGCTTATGCTACACCTTGAGCTTTGTAAAGAATACTCAGCACATTCATCGACAGTTTCTATGGATGATATTGGTTTTCCAACAAACACACCATTTAAAGCATCACACTCTCTATGCGTGGTTTCTTCATCTGTAATGATTCGTCCTTCGCTATCGTCTGTTTTAACTTGCCAACACGTCCCTATATCAGACCAGTGATTACCTAAACATTGTTTATATTTCCTTATGAATTGACAATTGTCACTTTTGTTACAAAGATCATAAATTGCTTGTTGTTCTTCTGTTTCTGCACTTTCGGGATCGTCACCAAACAAGGCTGGGAATTCAGCGTCCAGTCTTGAAAGATCTACACATCGACCTTCCGGAGGTGTTGTGGTGTTGTTGGTTATCGTCCACTCTGCCCCTCTTGTTGCTTTGCATTGATCGTGACTTAAACTACTCAATGGTTCAGACGTGCCTACAGCGGCGTCTGTGCTTATTCTTTTAGGAGTATTCGATAAATCATATTCCCAGTCCGTACCATAAAGACCGGAGTCAATATTTACTGGTAGTGGTTTATAGGCATCTAGGTTTGATCTTAATTGACTTGCATCATGAATTGTTAATTCCATTTCTTGATGAATAGCAAATTCGTTTTTAGCTGTAATTTTACCGAACCAAGCCCAACCCTTTTCTTCACAGTCTTTTTCGTTTTCATATTCAGCGTGTTGACAGCCTCGTTTTCTAGCGACGTAATTTCCATCAACTGGGCCAAGAGGACATTTCATCTCTCTTATTTCTTGTTCATCTACAATAACAACAGTTTCCACGCATTCGAAACATTGTCCTTCTGGACTGCTGTCACTTGGCGGTGTGCATGGATCTGATAAATAGAATCCGTTTAACCTACAACCAACAGGACAGCCTTCAACAAAGCCTTCATGCCCAAGGGTTAACTTAATAGGAAAATCATTGTTTTCGTCCTTATAAAAGCCCTTTTTGTCTTTCTCGTTGTTTGTCGTCCCAACTACCCATTCACCATTAAACACTACTTCACAAATGTGCTTATCCGCATCTCCTATTTCAGGTTCACGACCGTCTGAACTCGTCGTCTCTTTAAACACTTGAACCCATTGACCGTTAGTCTTAAATGCCAAAGACGGCGCATCAAAGCCATTCAAAAAAGCATCATTTTGTTTTTGTGCGCTGGCGGCATCACAATCTGTCTTATTATCTATAATACCTTTAGTTATGTCTCCATCTATATGAACATATGGAGAATTTATCATATGGGTATCAACACATTCGCCCCTTATACAATCATTTATAGACGCACCTTTCTTTCCTGAACAATAGCCCAATCTTACACCTTTACAGGTTGCTGGATAGGCTACGCTTCCACTAATTACAAGCTTTTCAGCATCAGCTAAATCATGATCGTATTTTGTTGTAACTTTTGTATATATGAACTGAGGAATCCATAGATGGTCTGCTGTTTTACAAGCACCCTTGGTTTTGTAATAAGAATTAGTACAAGCTCCTAATGAGTCTGAATAGACATTATCAAACCCATCAATCTGAACAGGCTCAAAAGGAAATATTTCTGGAATGGGCGTGGTCGCTCCATCTCCCATGTTTACTTCATTATACCTAAACATTCTATTTAGATTATCCATTGTTGGCATAGGCCCAACTCTTCCGGGTTGATTAAGAGAAAGAGCAGGATCTTTTCTTAGACTCTCCGTAGGTATACCCCCCAATAAAGCATTAGGTGAATGTGGGCCACCTTTAGGCCATGGACTATAGGAGGTTGAGTGCGTTTGGTGATCGACAGGCCAAGGATTTAAACCGTAAGGCTGCGGTAAGTCATACCTTTGTAGCATATTCATGCCAGAAAGAGTGGTGGCGTTATGAAAACCAGATGCTGCGCTTCCTCTCGACCTATCATAGATTCTTAAATGTCTGTTCTTCCTTGGGTTTTTGGTTATAAGCGGTGCAACATTTGCGACCTTTATTTCCATAAACTGACCATTACCACGACCTTTATCACCATGTTCGTCAGGTATGGCATCTCCGCTTGGAATACCGTCGTGTCGCTTATAAGTAGTAACAGAAGATTTTGTAGATGACGTTTTAGACCCCGTTATGACTGTGCCACCGGCTGGTAGATATGGATTTCTAGATTTGTTATTTCTTGAAAAATCGCCAAAAGTGTCTAGTTCAGCATCTTGTAATTCGGCTACACCAATACCAACGGGAGTTCCGTTTTCATAATGACACCTTCTACCACCAAATGTTGGGGCGTAAGCTGGAACAACGAGCGTTCCTTCACCCGTTACAGGATTAACATCTTTTATATAATGAACAGTAAATTGTTCTGCCGGTTTTGAAGGAAGGGGATCGAAACCAGTTGCCTGACATCTATGTGCAAGGTCTCCGCCTGTCGAACAAGCAATACCTCCACTCCAAAGCGGGGCGCTGAAGTACCTTTTATCTCTTCCCTTGTAAGTACAGCAGTCTGTACCGTGACATGGCCCCTTTGGCCCACAGTCTTTTTTCCTTATACATCTTCCAGCAAACGTATAGACTCTTTCTGTTTCAGTTGGATCTCCCGGTGTAGGAAGTTTTCCGTGCATCGCCTTAACTAGTTGATTTTTTGATATGCATGGTTTGAGGGGAAAGATAGGAGGACTACCAGAAACACCAGTATCAACCCTGTCTATTCTTAGACCATCAGAACCCATAGCGTCTGTAAAGGTACAGTTGGTTATTTCTGACCATATTTTAATACCGTTATCTCTATAAGTGGCTCCTAATATTGGCCCAAAGCCGCCATCAACTATATCACCACTTCTATAAGCGTCTATTGATGGTATAGAGTTTCCACAGCCCATTACTAATCTAATAAAATGCCCGTCATTAGTTGCGTTTGGTAGTTTTGCATTTCTATGTGTTAGCCAGCTTTTTCTTCCGTCAACCAATATTCCATGCAAGCCCATTTGAGGCATGTCGCATCCGTCACAGTCACCACCGACAGCAACAATTTCTGATGGAGCAGTATAATCACTTCCTGATGGGCCAGTTGCTCTACAATTTACAGGCCAGTGGAATCTATGCATGCCAAATTCACATGTCTTTAAGCCAACTTCATTCATCAACTCCCATTCTGATCTCCATACAACCCCATCGTATTCCATTGGTACGTCAATCGCGTCGAATCCGGGACATGTCGAATCGTATGACTCAATAGAATTTCCTAGATCGTAGCAAGATTCATCAGCGTATGCTTCTATATGCATTGGCATACAACCACCAGATCCGCTTTTCCATTTTTCGTTACTAGCACAGTCTGATTCTAAGGCGCCGTTTTTTCTCTCTTTTCCTACTACTATGTTTCCGTTAACGTCATAACATCCTCCAGCATTATCTACCCCCATATCCCCAGCGCTATTCTTAACCCCATTGAAATCACAACTTCCGGCTGCCGAGTTTCCTGCGTCACCCGTGACTACAAATTCAGGCTCATACTCATACGAAACATTGTTTGGGAAACAAATACAAGGCTCAAACTGCCAATCAATCCCAACTTCATTTCCATAAGGATCAAGCGTCACCTTGCATAATGCTGATACTTGTCCCTTGTTACATGTTTGTCCCTCTACCGTACAAGGCGGGCATAAAAATCTTACTTGTTCACATGTTGGATAAGGATAATCTTCGTCCAGAAGGTTTTTGTCTTGTGCGTTTGTAGTTCTTTCACATAACGTTCCATCTTCGCAGCAATTACTTCCTGAATAACTCAAGAGCCCTCTTTCTCTCGATTTTACATTTCCGGTTTCCGCATAAGTTTTAACTTTATGTCTGGAGCTATACACCTCTGAACACTTCCTACAATTCGTAGTTCCAGCATTACTGAGACGTGTTCTTATGAATGGATCACACATCTCCGGCGCTGTTACCGGCACAAACGTGCCACCTCTCTTCCTAACGCAATCATCTCGTCTGAAAGAAACAAGCAATTCGCCGTCTTTATAACACTGACCAAAAGTTACAGGCTTTAAGCTACCGTTAGGAAGAGGAATGAATTCACTTTCACAATTCGGAACATCATCACCTAAAACACAAGGATGATGCGCGTCTGCACAACAATAGCCATCATGATTAGCGGATCCCACGTCGTTAATACCAAACGAATCATTCGCTGTTGGTGCATCACAAGGATCCATTCTACATTGTATATGATTCAATATTTCAGTTGGTTGGTCTGAAATTGTTGCAATAAGACTTCTAGGCATAAAGTGATCACAGCATACTGGACATATACCTTTTTGTTCAATTTGTACATAGTAATCGTTTGCTCTTTCTTCCCATTTATATCCCGGCCCTCCCCATCCAAGTTTGAATTTGGAATCCAGTTCATCAGCATTAAGATGGCTTACATAACCAGCTTCTACACCAACATCATCGTTGGCATTTCCCCAATAGTCCCATTGACCAGTGAATGGACATGTCTTCCAAACGCCCACGCTGGGTACTCCAAAGCTTGAGACCATGGAACTCGTGTCGTCCAGCATCATTTCGGACTTCCATGCGTTTTCAATAAAACAGTTTTTAAAAGGATCTCCGAACGAGTAGTCTAAAACCCCCAACTCACCCTCTATTGTTTTAACACACTCGTTATATTGGGTTTGGACTTTACCAGTTTGCCACGTTCCACCCATTGATAAGCAATTGCTTTCATTACCTATGCCTAAGTCATTGCCATCATAATCTATACATTTACTATGTTTTGCTAGACATACTTTTTCTAATTCATCAACGTCCATAGCCTTTCGTATAATGTCTTCATGATTATCTGCATTAGCAGATCCATCATAGCATTGATGCAGATATTGTTGTGTTCCATCTGTGTAAGGTTTGTTCGTATGAAGAGTTCTGAAGGTTTTTCCAAGAAGGGTGCATTCATCTCTTGTCATCATGCCTTCAGACACGCCAATAGCATTGTCTACAATTAGGCATTTCCCAAAAGTAATACATCTAACGTCTGCATCAACCCCACCTGACCAGTTTCCCTTTTTCCAGAGTAAAGCCACTCCGTTAACGTCAGACCCAACACATTCTGTTTCTGACTTTCTTGTTCTCCTGTCCTCTATGTAGCAGGCTAATTCTATACAGTCGTTGTATTTTATGTTGTTATTTGAGTCTATGTCACAAGAACCTGTTTCAAGCGAATAATTATTAGTCCAAGTAAAACCTGCATGGGTACACGCAGCATTACTAGTGTGTTCTGGTCTTAGCTGATCTCCAGCAGCGCACCATTCTTGCTTTTCGAAAGCTTCGTGGCCCACTAGTCCAAAATATTTCTCATCTTCGAAGGGCGAAAGTTTAACAGACCATTCAGGCTCCGCAACAATCGTCTCATAGGGCATGCCAGCATTTGTTACACATACTTGCTTACTTTCGTCTTCACATTCTTCAGTATCTAAATTTGTTTTGTTTTTTATTCTTCCATCGACCGGGTGTTTGTCACATGTAAATAAATCAAAAGTGTCAAGTGTCACGTTCTTGGCTACAAAAGAATCCATTGGAGGAGGATCTTCTCCCAATATAGGCGCTCCGTTACAAGCGTAATACTTATCGGTATCGCAATATGTTTTAAAGGTGTTTCCTTGTTTTCCGTCCCACTTTGAACCACATCCCATCAGGCTGTCTGGGTTTTCCCACAGGGTGTTTAAACACATCCCAGCACCGTCTTCTTTATTATAACAGCATGAAAATTTCTTCTCATCACATGTGGGTTGGCTTTGGGTTGCGTTATCAAACTTATAATCTTTATCTTTTACAAAACCTTCTTTACAAGTGCCATCTGATTGCAGAGGGATACATTCTTCCGCTTCTGCTTCACAAGCATTTTGACTATTACATTTGGAACCATCCTTTCTTGTTGCTTCACATTCTCCTCCTGTACAAGATTCTCTACCTGCTCCCTTTATTTCATTACCCTGTTCGTCTAAGCATATTGTGGACTCGGCACAAACGCTATTTGGCCACATTACTTCGTCGCAAGTCTCTCCAACACATGGGCTATATATCTTGTCTTCCCATTGGGTTTCTTGCCAATCACGATTAGTCATGACGTTAGCACCAAAATTGCCTTGGACATCCCAAGTAGAAACAAGATCACCGTCTTTTAATAGGTGGTTTCTGGAAGTTATTTTGATTGGTCTTTCGTTGCTGGCGTACTGGATTCTTCTATGCTGCATAGTTCCCATGCAGTGATCGTTAACATAACTAGCCATCTCACCTTTGGGGAAAAGCCCAGTGTGATGCCAGTAAGTCATGGCATTGCCTACTCCCTCTCCTCCAGATAAGGGACTACGACGTTTTAACCCAAACTCAGTTGTGTAATAGTCTGGCCCCCATCTAAATACTCCCGGTGTAAGTGGATTATTATTCATAGCAAGACAAAGCGCCTTGTCTATTTCACCAAAACTAACCGTAAACACTTCGTCATTAAGCCAACATTTAGACTTTAGAAAACCGTCTTCTATTTCGCTCAGGTCGGTCAATTCTGTGGTTAAAGGCCCATCAACCCTTAGTTTAACTACGTTGTTTTCTCTTACTGGATAAGTGCTTCCTTGACCTCCAACCATATCTGGGTTAAATGCAGGAGGAATACTTCCATCACAAACCCCAGAATTTACCAATTCTTGACATTCATTTTCAGGTAGGTTCGCGCTAAGGTCGTCACCTGCTTCATTAAAACAAGTACATTCACCTACCTTTTCTCCCAAAACAATGTTTATAAGTTCTTCTGGTATATCGTGAACAGGAGAGCATTCATCCAGTAGTAATCTTGCTTCAGTTGGAACACATCCGTCTTGCCAAATACCGCCAGCGCCCGTGTTGCTCATCTTCCTCTCACACTCTTCTTTTGTGTCTGCTTTTCTCCATACACAATCGACTAAGCCCTGACTCTCTTGAACGTCATCGAAATTGGTGCATATGTCGAACGAACAAAATTTGAACCATTCGCAACAATCTTCAGTTACTCCGTCTCTCCAATTTTGTCCTTCTCCATTACAATCTCCTTCTTCAGTTATTCCCTCTACGGCATCTCCTCCAATGTCCATACATTGACCTTGACCACTTGCGCAGTCGCCCTGTTCAGATGTTCCATCTGGCAACATGCATGTAGTTGCACTATTGCATTGTCCTTCATCGTTGATTGTTAAACACTTTGGACACATAAAGTCGTTGTCCACGCCATCGTCTTCAACCCACCCCACCCACAAGGCTCCGTTTCCATAGCCACAATCGCCACGTCTCAAGAAACCATCATGAGTCTCAACATAATCCCATACTTTTTGAGCTATATCCGCACAATGACCTCCCGCTTTCATGGTTGGGTAAACTTCACCCCATGCAACAAAATCATAATACATGAAATAATCTACGCCATAATTCCAAAACCAATGACCACCACCGCCATAGTCTCCCATTATATGACCCACGCACTTTTGCCAATACGCTTTATCATTAAGGGCTTGTTCGAAAGACTTAGCTCTGTTTTGCTTTTCTTCGGTAGCTTTGAAGGGTTGTGGTTGTATATTAAAACCGTGAAGGACTTCTGCCCCTTTAGCGTTAGCAAGTCGGTTCTTTTCTGCACCAGATGAATAATAAACATACTGATCACAAAAATTCCGACCACTCGCTGATCCCTGAAACGCTTGTCCGTCAGCTATTCCATCAAAATTTGCATCTGGATTCATACACCACGCAGGGTACTGAGTTCCAAAAGGCGTTCCGGGGAAACCTCCTGATATATTTCCAGCTCCCGTTACAGCTGAACTCATTCCAACCTTTGCGGCAATGTTGGTTGCGGGGTTTCCGTACTCAAACGATCCCATTCTTTCATCCCACATTGGTTCTGACTCTTTCCATCCAGATCTCAATTGTTCTTCACTTTGCAGTGTTAGATTAAAGTTAGAGCAATTTAACATTTGATCTACTGGAAGGTACAGAACTACTTCTTCTCCGCATGTCGTGTCAAAGTAATTATCAGGCTGTCCTGTTAATTCACTAGGGTCTGGTCTTGTTTTTCCTTCTTCTGTGCAAGAACCCCAGAAGTTGCATGGTCTAATTATGACAGTCCAATAGCTCTCAATATCTGGGAAGAATAACTGCCTATCAAATTGATTTCCGATAGAGGTACAGCCTTCTCCTCGGCTATCTCCAATGAAGCCGGATATCGCATCCGTATGTAGAATCACTTCTGAATAAGGAGTGAAACACACGGTATTTTTTCTTGTGTTGCGAGCGCCTCCTGAAATCTGGGGAGTGTGAAATGGGTGAGCTTCGTCTAAAATGGTTCCCCCGCAACAAGACCTTTTTTCATATTCCCAATCAACCCAGTCGTTTGGCATCCAAACATTACTATACCACGTTCCATCCGCTGCCTCACAAACACTCTTTTTAGAAAAAGGAGTCCAAACCCCCTTTTTCCAAGAATAAATCGGGCCAAGACACTCGCCTTCTGATTTGCTAACTTTTGCGCCGCTACTAGTTTCGTAACAAGATAATTCTACGCAGTCTTCCTGTGTTTTGTTTTCGTCGGAGCTTAAGCTACAACTACCATCTATAACATTACCATCAGAGTCTCTACAAAGCGCATCTTTACCTTTGTTGTGGGACTCACAACTGTTTTCACTTCCAAGCGACCATTCTGTTCCGTTAGGAGCGTCTTCTGGAAAAACTTCCTCACAACCTTTTTTGCTTTTAGAGGGATCTACCCATGTTTCCTTATCGGAATCTCTACATTCTTGTTCTGTCATTCCCGCCGGAACATCTAAAGGAACTCTTTGTCCTATTTCATCAATACAATAACCCTGAGTATATTCTTGTTCTCCTACCCATTTTTCCCCAAGGTCGATACAATCTGCTTTATTAAGTACTGGATTGTTAAGCCACGAACCACCACATCCAGTATTTCCATAGACCGGAGCTTCACAATCGTCTTTAGTGTCGCAGGTTCTACCTATCCCAGTGTCGGGATCAACGACTGATTGGCTACAATTATCCGACGTTCCTTCACAATAAGCTTTTGTTACACAGTGAGGCTTAAGTGCTTCTACGGATAAATCTGCTACGCCAGTACCGCCTGTTTCTTCAGGTGGGTAACAAAAACCAGAACCTTGACACTCGCTCTTATCATCATAAAGCCAAATTTCTGATGTAGTCGTTTCGCTAGTACCGGGAATAACCGCATCTTCGCAGTCTATTTTGTTTTTATGCTGTGTGTCGGTACACTGTTGTCGTATTCTTGTTCCCGTTCCTGCATTTCTACACCAAGGGCGCTTCTTTATTGGTGCTGCCCCGTCTTCTATACATCCACCTTCTCTAGAGTCAACAGTTGAATAAGCAATACGTGGATCTGCAATGTTTTCAGCGACATCTTCGTCTGATCCATTTTGGATGCTATAACCAACAAGATAATTTTCTTTATCTATGCGTATTCTTTTTTCTACTGCTTTTATGTTTAAGCGAGCAGAGGTCGAATTCTTAGAAAATTGAGTTTGTTGTAATTCAGTACCAATTAAATCTTCAACAGACTGCCTGTCTTTTACGTCATTGTTTGTCCAACTAGGTATAAACTCATTCCAATAAGCCTTCGGCCCATGTAAATCTTTACATGACGCATCATCGGTAACTGCTGCGTCAACCTCTTGTAATGAGCCGTCTATATTAAAACAACCCGAATATCTTCCCACTCTCTCCGAGGACTTTAGCATTTCAGTACCATCGGTAGGAAGGGTTTCGTTATACCCATCTGGTACTAACCAAGTGTCTACACCCCTTCTTGGCCATGCCTCACCATGCATAGCTGCGTCATAGTGATATTTACCCCTTGGGGTGAAATTATCTCCTACCTGCTTATTGCTATCTAATTCTTTATATTTATTATTGGCGTGGTGACACTCGGACGGTTTTCCATTTGGAAGTGTGCTTACTTTACATGGGTCGCAGGCATAATTAAGAGATCCATCTGCGTTATGAGAGCAGCACCTACTGCCTCTCCAAGACCCGTTAGAATATTTAAGATGATAGGTTTCACCTTCACCATTTTCAATACCATTTCTAGCTTGGTATCTACCATCCGGTGTTCTCATTATGGTAATAGCTAATTCAGGAGGAAGAGTACATCTAGCCCCTGCTAAATTACTACAATACGTATCTATGCAGCCACATCCCTCAGTACAGAATCTACCCTTTCTTCTATCTTTTAGGGCAAGAGGGTTATCTTGAGGTACTTCATCGGAAGCGTCTGGCATCCATGCGGGTTTACCAGTGTGTTGATTTTTAAGAGGGTAGTTATAACGAGGGTTATAACTTGTGTCCCAAGGATCGCCTATTGCCATTATAGTCCTGCTGTTTGTGGATAATCATCATCAGGCCCGCAGTCTTCCGCTGTGGCAAAGCCTTGAGCAAAGAATTTTTTAGAACAAGCAGCCATTTCGCCTCTATCACAACCTGCGTGCGAAATAATTTCCATTCCGTAAAACTCACCTTGTAATATAATATGAACAGGTATTGCTTCTTTTACTTTTACTGTAGTTCCGGCAGTTTGCCCACAGCTAGCATCAACCATTCTCTCATATTCATAAACTATTCTCTTACCAGTATCATAACTGAAAAACGCGTCTCCTACCATTAAACCTTGGCCTAGAGGGTTTTCTATAAATATCTTTTCGTACATCATAGCTTTTGCATGTTGTGTCCAAGTTTTCTCTTCACCAATTTTCCTATTAATGAATTCTTTTTCTCCGAAATAACTAGAACCCCATCCATGACATGGGTTTCCAGCCCTTCTTTGTCCGGGTGATCCACCCTGTACTTTTCTAAACTTATCAGTACATTCCGTAAGAGTGTTTGGTTGTCCAACCACTTCATCAATTGGTCTTAGTATAAGTGCATCATAAAATGGAGAGCAGCCATCTTTAAAATCTGCACAAGCTGTTAGATGTCCTAAAGTTCTACATCTACCGCACCAGTTATGATCTTCTGGATCATATATTTCAATATCTGGATAGTATATGCTTGTTGGAAAATAGGACGTGTGTGTGCATTCGTGTGTTGGACACGGGTTTCTGTAAAGCCTTCCCGGTGCATTTACGTTTCCACCAACGCCAAAGTTGAATGAATTATTCCCATCTAGACCAGCTTGTGGTAATATACATTTAGTAGCTTTTGATAAGTATATTCCATTGTGTTTACCACCAGCCCAAACTTTTCTTTGGTGATCCCATCTTAAGTCAATAGGGCCAACCTTCCACTGGTCGGGTCTTCTCATATGAACTGGTATAAAGTGCTTGTGGTCTTTCTGCATACCTGATGCTGTTTTTGCCTGCATTGGTGTAGGCACGTATCGTTGTCTTCCATAATTTGCAGATCCCGGATCATTATGTCTAAACTCAGCATCAAATCTAAGGTTAGGGACTGGCAATTCATATATGTCATAACCCCAACCAGCCATTACCATTGGCCCTCTAAGACCTACTGGTCTTGCTACATGTGTTTGATCTGTTGGTGCGTCGGCTAATGTTGGAACATCTGTTGCGTAACCACCACCAATAGCATCCTGACTTGGGTTAGTGATAGTTTCATTTTTATTAAGACGAGCGACGTAATGACCAGAAGCAAATGGGTTTAAAGACACAGACGTAATAAAAGATGGTGATGGGGCATTAATACCTAAATCTGGATGTCCTACAACTTCATTAAAAGGAACTCTATCTTCGGCTACGTCTAATTGGGCTGAACTATAAGGTCTTTCAAAAGTTGGCATTCCGGTGTCATCTAATGGTCTGTTTAGATCTGCGTCTTTACCACCATCATTTTTTACTTTGAAGTTTGTTGCATAAGGCACAAACAAACCATCCAAAGACATACCCGCAGCTTTCTCCCAAGAGCTATCTCCGGGAAATTGAGACATGTAAGTAACTGCTGGACTTGTCATGGTTGTTGCAGTTGAGTCTCTTATTTTTATTTCCCCACCTTCGTAATCTGGGTGATTATCCCAGAACATAACCTTATTTGAGCCATCTCTAGCAACAAGATTTTCAGTAATGTTATACACGCTCGATAACATCAAGTGGCTATAATCAGCCAGATCGGTTTTTTCTCTATCTTCTGAGCCACCTTGGCCTGCGTATGGTATTGCGTTTCCAGCCATTATTGTTTACCTATTTTTGATATTGGTCTATTCCTCGTTTTGTTCTTCTGATTGATTCTTCTGTTCTCGCAAGATTAGCAAGAAGGTCTCGTTGACTCTTTCTGATTCTATCTTCGTATGTTTTTGTTAAATCTCCAAATTTTCTGTTTGTAGTAAAGTTGTAGGTTGTTGTTAAACCTCCGGATCCTATCTGGACACTAACATCTGTAATAAATGGCCCTTTTACTGTTTCGCCAGCAGCGTTGTCGTATACTAACTGTGTACCAAAAGCGTATGCTGGTATTCCAGTTAATTGAATACTACCGGTTTCTTGAGTTCTATTTTGAGCTTTACCAATTGTAGATTTTATTCTCGCCATAGCAGCTTTATTCATTCCTTTTTCCCCTCCAAAAGCGGCTGGGTGTAATGCTTCATCTATTTGGAAGTCGGGTTTTCCAAAATCCCAACCTGCGGCCCAAGCTCCCCATCTATAATGTCTGCTTTGTTGAGGAACTGCTGCATGCCAAGGTTTATAGGCGGCTCCCGCAAAAGACCCCTTCTTCATGTCAGGCCCAACACTACTATTAGCCATTATTCTAGCACCCCAAGCTACAACATTTTGTCTTGCTATACTTAAAGGATCCCAACCCATTAACCATGCCTGTAATAAGCTATTTGAATTTTTAGCTTTTAATAAAGGCACACACATGTGATTCTTCTCTCCACCTACAGAGTCGTGTAATTTTTTAGACTCATCCGTGTGTGAATAAATAGCGGTTGCCGGAAGTGTTACCATTGCGTATGGTTTATATGCAGCGTAATCAGTAATGTTTTCTTGAGGAAATACTCCAGTTGTTCCCTTTGTTATAACTGGTCTTTCTTTTAATATTCTTGATGTGTCTGTGGGAAGGTGCCAACTACCACCACACCCATTAGTGTCATCTTCGCATGACGATTGGTCTGTACAGGCAGTACCATCTGGTTTAGTCTTAGAACAAATCTCCTCTGTTGGTTCGCATCCAACTACGGCTAACGTTGCTAAACTTTTCAGCTGGGCGGCGGTTTCACCACCTTTAGGAAGCTCCATTGGGCTACCAGCTAAATATTTTTTATACTGAAGTTCATGATGAACCTCCCAGTCAGGTCTATCTGTTAACCAGTGTGTTTTTGGGTCTACTTGCGTAGGAACATACACCTTGCCACCCCAATTATCATGAGGGCCAGCGTTAAATGGAGTTTTGTAAAAAGTTTCTGCATCAAAAGAGGCAAAACTTACAGGCACAGAATTTCCAGAGAATCTTTGCCATTCTTTTTCTGGGAATATAACAAAGGATTTTAAATTCCCGTCATCAGTCCAAAAGTTCATATTTTGTGGATAGCCAGTATTAATAGCTTTTCCTTCTGCGCTACCAAAGTTAAATTCTATATCTCCTCCGGGCCATGCGGAAGTTGCAATTTCCCATCTGTTAATTTCTTGAATGGGTTCAATCCATATATCCCCTGAAACTATTTGGCAATGATATTTATCGGGACTTGTTCCGTTTGCACATCTCCCAACGCCCATTTTGTGGAACCATTCGCTTTGTAAGCCATGTGCGCCCCAATCAAATCCTAGATTTTCACACGCTTCTTTGTCTTTATGGCTTGGGTTTGTACACGTTATGGTTGATGGTGGATTATAAGGAAGCGGAACCAAATACTTCCTTCCGTAGAACTGCGTGGCTACATGTGCAACCTTTTTAAAAGCGAGATCTATCATCATGCTTGTTTTTTCGTAGTTTGTCATCAGGGCGCTTTGGGCTTCATCTCCACATGGTTCACCCGTTACCGTTTTTGCTTTCGCGGGAGAAGGATTAGTTTCAGGTACAGAAACACCTCTTGATTCAAACCCAGTTAAAGCATTTGCTGCGTCTACATAAGATCCGCTCATACCACCTTTCATAACAATATTATCTTTGGCTGGACAATGATCACCCCAAGCGTTTGACTGCTGTGGGTCTTGATGATACATATGACAGGGTAAATATGGCTGAAGTTCTTTCATAAAGATCAGCCAAGATTCTTTACTAGTTGCGGCATGTCTCAATTCTGTTACTGTCGCGTAATGAAAATCTTGGAATTGACCACCGGGATCATTATGTTCTGGCTTGGGGCCACCATAATAATCAACTTGTCCTAAATCTATAGGAATGGTTGAGGTTCTACATTTTAGAGGTAGACCTATTCCAGTATTAAGGTCTATAGGCCCATAGACCATTTTGCCATTTGCTTCGAGGTTATCCTCAGTGGCTGCGGTACTTTGTGCCATACATTCTCTTGGGTCATTGGTTGGATTCTCTGGTAAGCCTTCGTCTTCCGAGTCTATTGAGCCAGTCTCCTCGTTCTCGGTTTCTGAGAACATGTGACATTCACCTTTTAGTCTTTGTCTTGTCTTTACATATCCCGGCACTGGAATATCTTCTTTTTCTAATACTAAACCCGTGAATGGGTCTGTAAGCCCTTGAGGTGGGTATTCGTTTTCTTTTATGTTTCTCCATTTTGCTGTAGGGTATTTGATTCTACAGTCTTTGGGTGATACTGCATCAGTTAGACTGTTAGCAGGATACGGGATATCTCCCGTAATCTCTGTCGTAGAATAACAACCATGCATCCAGTCTTCTCTAAAACTAAGAGCTGTACATTCCTGTGAATAAAGACCGCCACCACTCTCATAATCATTTTCATCTCCTTCTTTCCATTTTCCCTTTTTCCAAGTTTTGCCTGCTGCGGTACATTCAGCGTTTGTTTTACCTCTATCTCCTTCACATTGTGATTGTTCACATTTCGTTTGACTGGGGTTATCCGCAGCATTAATGTCACACGTAGCAGACTCCGCGATTCCGCCACTCGAAGAAGTTCTAAAAGAACCCCTGTTTACTGGAGGATCTAAGAATGTTCCACTTTTCACACAGTCGTCTGCGCTTGCCACTAGTTGAACAGTTCCGTTTTTTAGGTTTGACGCCCACTTATCATGATCTTTGTTAGCGCTCTCTCCTTTTTTATAAGTACGAGGCGTGGATCCTGTTCCTGTAAACTCTTTTGTATAATAGGCTACTAATCTAGAATTAGAAGATGCTGGTTCTTCTGGATCCAATGGATCACCGTTGCTGTCCACTTTAAGATCAAAACATCCAAACTCACACCCATAAGACGTTGAAGCTACACTGTTTCCTGACCCAGCAAGACCACCGGTGGTGTCTAATATATCCTCTCCTGTTTTACCACGACAGGCGCTCCAAGGTACGCAATGAGGTCTGAATATATATAATCCTTTATCACCACCCCTTATTGTCACACAGTCTGAGTCTGCCTCCGACTTATCTGGATTACATTCACATATGTTGGGCATATTCTCCCATTTTGTCACTAAAGCACCAGACTTGTCTTCGCAGTTTCCAATACTCGGATTCCACCATTCTATTCCACTGAAAATACCTTCTACTGGATTAAAGTCTCTGTAGGGATCATCATCCCAAGTAAAACCTTTAATTGGTTTACCCTGAACAGTATTATCTACTATGTCAAGAAGCGGATCGGTTGCTTGAATGGCTGATGGAGGATCAGGAACCCATTTATGATCAAAACCTAATGCTTCACAAGCCTCCTTGTCTGCTGCCTCAACCCCAACATCTCCAGCTTCTCCTGTTTTTATACAGCTTCCATGCAAATTCTTATACGCGCCACCTTCTGTGTGTTCATATTCAATATATCCCCAGCATGGGAATATGTCTAAATAACCAGAACTGAGCGATTCTTGTTTAGCAGTCCAGCCTCCTTCAGCTCCGTCACAACCGTCTTCGCTACTGGGAGCTGTTGTCCAGACGTTATCTGACGAAGCTGCTACACATTCCGCTTCTGTTGGACTGCCTTGGTTAGCGTCATCCACCGCTTTGCAATAAAAATTTTCTGGAGTATTGCCAGAAAAAACGCAATCCCCAGCATTTGATTGCTCCAAAGAATTAACTCTATTAAACTGGAAAGGGTCTGCTTCTTCGTTTTTGTCGCCAGAATAGTCTTGAGGCCAATACCAAGGAATGTAATTATCGTTACTAACAGGAGGAAGGTTTTGTGCAAAATCTGGAAAAAGGTCTTTGTCAGTTACTCCAACTTTTCCATAAGGGTTCCAACCAAAAGTCGTTCCATCTAAAAAAGTGTCTTCTGGTATGTCTTGACGAGTAAGGGTAACTCCATCCAATTCTACATTCGGTAAATACTCTGTTAATATAGAGTCTGTTCCCTCTACTGGTGCTGGACTTTGTTCTGTTGTGTCAACTTCTTCCCATGTGTTTGTTGCATCTTCGTTCAAACACGCCGTATCATCTACCATCCCCGGCACTTCTACGTCATTATCATCCATACATTTGTAGGCTCTTGATGACATATCTAAATACTTGCGTGATGTGTCGTTATAGAATAGCTCTTTTCTAAGTCTTCTATCTCCAATAGGTGTGACGCCCACAACCCTTGTTCTTGGCCCACCCAATAAAATCTTACCTTCTACTGGATCAGTAAACTCATACCCAAGAGTTGAACTAACAAGTGTGGGATTATTTTCCACGTCTACAAATGGGCCTTCTGGTGGTAATTTTTGAGACAGGTCTACAGCGTCGCTCAAAGCATCTTTGGTTATGGTTGAGTTTCTAGCAACTACAACAACTCTAATAACGCCCGAATAATTTTTTATTGCTTCGTAGTCTTGCGGTAAAACATAATTTCTTTCAATTAGTTTTTTCGTTATTGGTTCTAGAGTTACGTAAAAATCAGAAGCCGCAACTTCACAAACCTGTTGTATTAATTGAAGGAGAGACATTGAGTCTCCGGCAACTCGATAATCCGTTGGTATAAACCCTTCTGTTCCATTTAAGTCTTCTACTACTCCCCATTCTGGATCATAAGGACTTAGACTAAGGAAGTCTCCTAGATCTAATAGATACCTGTGTGTAGAACGGTAAGGGTTACTACCATATCCATCCTCTCCGTATATCTCTGCAAAAGGCGCTTTTTCAGCTAAGTGTCTACTATCTACAGAATAGGTCATTGGGCCACCAAAAGGCTCTTGATCATTTTGGTAGCTTGTAATTGTGCCGCCTGTCATTTCCATCAAGGCCGGAAGTATACCAAACATATGCTGACCTCCATTGCTCTCAATGGTGCCACCATCCGCAGCGCAGTCAGCTCCAGTGACTACGTGTTCTGCGCCATTTTTCATACATTTTTCGGATTCCCAATCTGTATTAAATATTTTGTCTGGACTAAGCCAAATCATTCCAGCTTCTGTTCTATCGGATTTATTAAAGCCGTGATGTTCGTAATACCCATAGACATTTAATATGTTGTAATATCCATTCCATCCATCTTCGTATGTTCGTAGACTATCTGCTACCGTATAGTAATCACTGGGTGAAACCCTAGACGCATACCCATTTAAGATAACTATGGTGTTTTCCAAGATGGTTCGGGGGTCTGCTATGTTTACGGAATAGGTTAATCCAGATGTAGAAAACCTCTTTTCGTATTTGGTTAATATTCCCGGAAATGAAAACGCTTTGTTACAATTTCTCTCAAGAACACAAGTTGAATTCAAATCCGCGCCGTTATAATAATGGAAGAAAACAGGCTCTCCCGGATCTGGCATGTGAGCTATATCTCCAAACTGCGAATATATAAGCCCCATTCCGTCTTCGGAATTCCCCGGCTCAGCATCAGGCGAGGTGTCAATGCCGTATTTAGTTAACATGTCTTTTGGGAAAGCGTCTGGGTTCCAGCTATGATAACCTTCCGTTATAGCATCTCTAGTTCCAGAGGGTGTTAAGAACGACCGTGTATTAAATTCATCTCTAACTAAGTTTACGGTTAAACTTGATCCATTTCCGTTAAACCCTAGATTTGAACTCCAGTCCATAATGGACAGGCCTAAAAAGCTTTGCTGAAAAATACCCAATTCTAATGTGGTATAATCGCTTGATGTTGAGTTATACGAATCCCAATTACCTCCAGCGTCTGTACACTTTGATTTAGTGTCATTCGTTTTTGGGTCTTTACTACATTTAAATGCTGTGTCATGACTGCTCATTAGAATTCCTGCCCCGGATATGGTTCGCCTTGTCCGTCATCTTGCTTGCTTTCCCAAGATCCACCTGCTGCTACACACTCCGCCTTGGTTGCAATAGATGCATCACTACATGTTCCATAAGTTCCATCAACATCAGCGAATACATAATCGCCGGATGGAAACGCGTAAGGGTCGTTTATTTCGTAAATCCAACTTACGCTAAAGCTCCAGTCTCCAGTTTTTGGATTCCAGCTTTCTTGCGGTGGATTTACAAACCTTTTATGTACTCTTTTTGGGTTGTTTGCCCCAGTTATGAGATAAGTTTTTGGATCAAACGAATCAATTAGTTTCTTAATTGCTTGCGCTTGTATAAGTCCCGTCCCCGTGGCGGCTCCAACTGGGTTACCATTTGGATTCCAACTTCCCGCAGGAGTCAATGCTTGACATTCAGCTTGCGATGTTATAGTTGCAGCGGTGACTGGATCAGTTTCAGGAGTACAAACACCCAAATTAGTTCCTATTCTAGCAGCCCCCGGTTTTGCGCTAATAAAATCTATTGAATAATCATCAATCGTCAAAGACGTTCTGGTGTTTACATAATTGGGATTTTGTATCCATTTCATAAGCAGTCCAAAACTATCCAACGTTGCTTCACATGTTGCTTGATTCCCAACATCTCTTATTTGATTAGAAGCATCTACACATAGCTGCGCTCTATTAACATCAAAGTTAGCGGTGATAGAAAAATCTCTCTGCCATTGCGTTTGTGTATTAATAGATTGTAATACGGGGCCAACTCTTCTACCTAGAACAGTGTGTTGAGCTATAACCATACCGGGATAAGTGTCGTTTACAGTCCAGTCTTCAGTTCGACAATAAGGTATATACTTACCATTAGCTCCATCCTTAGTTGTAAAGGATATGTTATACGTAATGGTTCCAGTTCCGGGTTGTTCAGTGACACTTTTTGACTCTGGAACTGGATTGACCTTAAAAGTAGTGTATTCTGGAAGGTCATTTAACATTTCGGTAACGGTCTTAAACAAAGTTGGCATTACTTTTTCATAATGCTCAACTGCATTTTGCCACTTACTATTACTAACGCCGAACACGCCAAGGCCGTTTCCTTCGTAATCAAATACCCTATCTCCACGAGCGGCATTTCTCCGTACATCCCTATCATCATTGTTGGCGTTGCCTACACCTAGATTATCAGCGTTGTCACCCAATCCTTCTATGGTGCCGTTTACACTAATGGTTACACTACCATCCCCCTCTGACTCTTCGTTGATGCTAAAGTCCATGGTTTCCATAGCTTTGGCGGAAGATGGAGCTAAATACCAAGTTTCCGTTACATTAAAACTACCAGCATTTATATCTACGTTTGATAATCTTTTATAATTAAAAGCTTTGTATTGCTTGTTAGCGTCTGCTTCATTATTTGGAACGGGCATATTCATTGAGAACAAATGAATATCATCAGCATCGACCTCTCCCGGTGCTGGCAAGCCAGCATCTGGCACAGCGCCGACAAATTCGTTATCATCTTTTCCAAATAGGTATTTGTTACCATATTCTATTTTGTCATATAGATACCCTCTGGCTTGTTGCCAAGCTCTACCATTTGGAGCATAGACTGTACTCCAGTTATCGTTAGCGCTAACTCCTTCACTTTTTCCAGTTCTTTGAAATTTGTTTTTTCCGGTAGCTGACATGCTTCTTGTTATTTGAAATAGTTTTCTGCTATTTACTAATTCACCTTTATTCCCCGGGCCTTTTACAATTCCTGCATCATTTACTGCTTCTCCACCATCTATAGAATGTCTAGTATAGATTTGTTTATCAACCTCTTCTATATTCCATGTCTCAGTAGCAGACTTGATCGTCCAATTATCAACCCGCTCATAGTCGTCAGCATCAAGTGGAACATTATTAGGGCCAAGTAGGGCGTTTGTTGAAAGATTAACTGTATACGGCATTTTGTACGGGTCTCCGGGGTTGTGTCCCGGCAAATCAACACTCTCTACAGTTATATAGCAAGATATACCTTGAGGATTCCCAAACATAGGAGAATCAATTGTCAGAACCTGACCATCGTATTGTTTACTAAACATGTTCATTAGGGCTTTGCCCTTGTTTAATAAAGCCTGATGGAAATCATCCCCAGTAAAGGCATAATAAACATCAACACCAGCACCCTGAATAAGCCCACCGTTAGCTTTAGGAGAACCCCTATCGGCAACCAACGTGCCGGTAAGCTGTATACTATATGAAACTCCAAGTATTTCACCAGTTCCGTCCTTATCGTAATTTTTTGAAATACTTACGAATGGGGCTGGAATCAAATGGTTTCTTTCGCCTGCTACTTTTCCGCTTAGATATACTGGCATTATACTTCAAAGCCTCTCGTTGATAAATTAAATGTTTTAGTTCCAGATCCTATAACATTCGGCATCGCAAAGTTCATTGCTCCAGTTGGAGCAGCAAGCCCCTTCATAAACAATGGCATATTGCCTGTGCCAACGATAGTTGGTAGAGCCTTTATATATGATACGCCATAAAAGTCTTTTTGCTTCACAAACATACCCATTATTCCACTTGGGGTATAAGCTAACGGCCCTCTTGTAAATAATCTTGTTGTATTAATTTTAGGTTCAGCAACTTCCAAATATAAAGGTATATCACCAAGAGGTTGTTTACCGCCAATATACAAAAGCCTATTTGCAAATTGCAATGGTGCGTGTGTGTTAGGCATAACCAATACCATATCCCCTGAAGGAACACCAAAACCCGGACTACCCAATAAATATAATGGTATCTTCTTCTGCGACCTTGGGAATGATAATTCTGTACCCTCAATCTCTAAACGAAGCGATGGTGAAGTGAACCGCTTAAAGCTTCTTTGTTTTACAAATAAAGGCATTGTAGAACTAAACACACCAGCGGTTGTATAAAGATTCATTCGCTGACCGCTCATTGCTACAGCCCCATTAGCGAACAAGTATCCACTAGCTGTATCCCCCATGTCTGTCTGAGGATCATGGTTTAATGTAAGATTAAGGGCTTGGTCAACAGTTCCAACACCAACAAACATATTCATTATGCCGCTTGATAAGGTTGGTGAATCACCAAAAGAATACATTGTCAAGCTTCTGTCGCCAGTAACTTGAGAAACCACGTTTCCATCAATGTCTGTTATCGAATGACCTTTTATTATTGAAGCTTCCGTTAACCCGGTCATGGTGTTGTATTTAGCCAAAGTATCAAAGCCGCTAAAACTTAGCTTACTTGAATAAATCTTAAATTCGGCATCATACGGCAAAGTAGATTTTGGATATTTAACAATAAGTTCTAATTGATGATCATCAAAATCATTTCGAAAAGATGGTTCTCCATCTCTGTAATAAGCCTCATGTTCTAACGGATGTGTAATTGATACAAGTCTTTTAGAACCAGACGGAACAGATACACCAGAAGGATACCAATGGAGATTTTTGCCGGTTATTGTTTTATCTTTATGGGCGACTCTTACTGAAAGGTCTGCACCACTTGGGTGATTAGTTGAATGCTCTACCCATAAATCAACAGACATGCCTGTTAACTGGTGAAATCTCGTGGGCATTTCTGTTAAATCAAAAGTTAAGACAGAAGATATTGCATGGTCAGCTTGACCCCACAGTTCTGTATCAAATGCTCCACCCTTTGTTCCATCAGGATTTAATCTTCCAACCACTCCGGAATCTACAACAAATTCCACATAGTTATTATTTAGAGCGTCTATGCCGGTGTCACCAAAAGAAGTTCCAGACAAGCCACTGTCGCCGGTTGGGGTAACTTTTGCATTAAAAATAAGGTCTGTTATATTAAAGGTTCCGTCGTGGAAAGCTTTGATATCTGGTTTGTCTAGACTTTTTGAAGAAACTCCCGCTTCGTCAATCCATCCGGTAAACCCTCTTTCTGCAATAGCAAATTCTCTTTTGCCTATAGTTACATTTGTGTTTGCGGCTCTTTGTTTATTCCTAATAAATGGAACCGATTCTCCTTCTTGGTTTCCATTAACATATATTTTAAGTTTTGCATCTCCAGAGGCGTACACTCCAATTACGTGAGCTGGGTATGGGTAATCCTCAAAACTTTTTGTTGTCTTTGCGTATACAGGAGTGTTTACCCCAGAAACATCATGGTCTGATCTAATATAATACGATCCGTCGTAATCACACCCAAGAACAAATTGTGCTGGATTTTCTTTATGTTGACCAATTATTACTGTTCCGGTAACGTTACCACTAGGTAGAACCTTAGCGTATATTGAATATCCTGTACTGTCAGATAAATCAACACCACTTCCGGCATTGACAAAGGATCGGTCAGACAGGAATAAGCTTCTTTGCTGTATGGCTTCTCTTCCTACTTGGTTTATTAGCGATCCGGCTTTTTCCCACCTTGCAAAACCTACGTTGTCTCCCACTCCTTGAGAACTAGAAGATGATGCGCTTCCTCCTCCTCCTATGCAAGGTTTAGACTGAATTTCTCCCATCGTGCCAGTTCCGCTAGGGGGATCGTCACACCCACATCCTGAAATACACATGTCAGCATATAAGCCCCATGCAGCTCCGTCCCATTGCCAGACACAATCATTATCGCTACAGTTGGCTGCATAGCCACCGTCTTCTACACCCTGAGCGGAAGTGTTTGTGGTTACTGTGACTGAAGGATAACCTCCGCTTATACCGCTACCTTCTAACGGCATCCAAGCTTTGTCAAAATTGTCTATAAAGGTTCTGTTATATTGCCCTCGCCAGTACCCATATTCTCGATTGGTGCCGCTCGGCATAACATCTCTAGACGCAACGAATTCTACAGCACCCATCATGACAAGACCAATAGAATTGGTTTCGCCCGGTTTGTGTAGAGTTCCTATCGTGTGGGCTAAGGAACCTAAAGCAGCAGGGGGCGAAACTTCCATTGCGCCTGATCCAAGCCATGAGGCCGTCGCTGTTAAACTTGTGTATCCCTGATGTGTTGCCATTTTTAATCCTTAAGCAGTATTACCCGCACCGCCTCCCATTGTGGGTTGATTGTCTCCACCAGCCCAATTAGCATCTGTAAGATCTCCTCGTTGCATATTCTTGACGAAGTTCTTGATACCCATATTTATTTTTTCTACAGCCAGTTTTTCGAATTCACCGGAAAGTTTAGCAAACGCTTCATCGCCTTCTATTTTAACGGTCATGTTAACCTTGCCGCCCACTTCTATCTTAAGTGGACTATTTAGCGCTTCTGCAAGTGAGTTTGCACTTAGAGAAAACATAGTTATGCTTTCGCCAAAAGCTTTAGAATCAAACCCTCCAAATAACCCGCCTTCTGTACCTTCTTCTCCAGTAGCAGCTTTTTCTCCTGTGGAAGTTAAACCTCCTGTTAGTGTAGAAATGCCATCTGCTATCAATGATAGTAACGGTGTTTGTTTTGCGACTTCTGTTTCTTCGCCCGACCTATCACCTGACGCACCGAGCGAGCCTCCCTCCAATTCTGCTGCGGTCGGTTTAGTCCATCCGGCTACAGAGGTTGCGATCTTCTCACCCATCATACCCATAAGCCCTCCCGTAGAACCCATAGAGTCTTTAACAGCGGCTATTCCTTGTTGAAGAATGCCTCCGCCGCCTCCATTCATTTTTTCTTGAAATGCTCCAGCGCGTTCAAGAAGTGGAGCAATAACTCCTTGTTCTTTGTCTCCACCACTCATAACAGCTAGCATAGCAATAAGGATTTTTTCTACGTGTGTGTCGTGTACATAAGCCGTAGAATTAGTAGAAAACAAAGTGTACATCTTCCTGTTGCTGTTTTTTAGATCTTCTAAATCTTTTTCTTGTTTACCTATATTCTCTGTGTCTTGTTTCTCAAAAGACTGCCTCATTGCGACTATTTGTTTCGTCAGTTTTGCCGTATCCCACGTCATCCCCTCGTTATCAATCACTCCAGCCTGTTTGAGTGTTTCTTTCGATTTATCGGTCGCTCCCTTAAATTTATCCTCAAACTTCATTCGAGGCAGTGACTGAGGCAGTGACTGCTGTTGGGCATCATCTGAGAGGCCCAACAGCCCCAATTCTGTTATATCCTTTCGCAAAGACCTCCACTCCGCTAGCAGCTTCTTCTGTTTATCAACCTCGGTGCTTATGTCCGTGTGAAATTCGCCTGTTGCGACCTCTTGGTCGTCCGTGCTAAACATCTCCTTCCCTCTTTGACGTGCTTGATAATTTTCTCCTTTGCGTATACTGCCAGTATAAGCATTTGCGATTTCTGAAGTCTTTCTTTTTGACGCCTTATTCGCATCCTTGCTTTCATCAATTTTGTCTTGTAGTACTTGTTCTTTTGCGGTGCCTGCCATTCTTTTTTCGGCAGATTCTTTTACGCTTGCTTCAGTTAATTGTGTGTCTACTTCTTTTCCTTCCAAGCTCGCTTTCTCTCGGAGGATATCATTTGTTTCTGTTATTAACCGAATTTGTTCAGCTTGCAATGCGTTTAAATCACTGTTCTCTAATAGTTTTTGTATATGGGGTGGAAAATTTGCGTATAACTCTGCTTGTTCATTTGTAAGACCAGATTTTTCGAGTGTTTGCTCAGCTTCTTTCTTCAGTTTTAGCCATTCGCCTTGCTTCTCTGTTACATCCTTCATGATCGCAGCAAATAACTGATCTGTTGTAGCGTCGTCGCCTAATCCTTTAATAATAGCATTCATTTCTTTGTAGAAAGTGCTTTCTCCGTCTTTGTTTTTAAACAGGCCACCATATTGCTTTTGAATGTTTTGTATAGCCCCACCTCTTCCGGCTTGCATGCTATCGGCACCGTCCGCCCCATACCATGCTCTATTTTGTGCCATTGACATATCTTTTAACTTAGCATTCCCTCCTAATAAACCCTCACCAAGCATAAGGCTTACTTTATTTAGATGCTGCTGCGTAATCTTTTCGTCTTTTCCAAGATTATTTATTACCTTAATTAAGGGTACAAGATCCATCGAGGTTTTTAAATCTTGGTTGCCAAAAGCTGTCGGCCCTCCGGCACTAGCTAGTTTAAGGTTTTTGGCAGTCCACGCGGTTTGATCGATTGCCCCTTGCACCCTCGACTGCAAAGGCGACATTTGGTTAAGTGCGTCTGTGCCGTGTTCTGCTTCATAATTCACGGCACCTAGTATAGAACCTTGAGCGTTATGAATCTCATCGAGTGCGTTGGAAAAGTCTACAGTTTTCCCCGAGAATTTTCCCACGTCGAGTTCAGTCGCCCCTCCCCCAGCCGCCTCATTAAGTCGATTCGCCTCGTCCATCTTAGCGTTGTAGCTTTTTAAGGCCTCGATTTGTGATTTCGCTAACGGGTCGTCAGAATCAATGCCAATTTTTTCAAGGTAGGACAATAGCTCAGAGTTTGATTTTAGGTCTTCTTCCATCCCCTTACTCTTAATGTCCATTTCCCTAGTTTTCTCACCCATCAGCAAGCTTCTAAGGTCTTCAATGAACTTATCATTAGCTTCAATGATTGCGCTTTTTATACTATCTCCCCTATCTCCTATCTCTCCCTCTTGAGACGACATTGCCTGAATTGCTTGTTTTTCAATTTCGAGTTTTTGTTTTGCTAGCTCTAACATTTTTTCTGAAGGTGCCGTGATTCCAGCAAAAGCATTACCGACAGCGCTTGTAAAAGCAGCGCCAGCTTCGTGAAGAGTGGCAGAAATCTCATTACTAATTGCTTCTTGACCACCTTCCATACCAGAAGTTTTAAGGAACTTAGCAACAGTTCTTTCCATTTCAGGATCAACAACGCCTCTTACTCTACCAGCCGATCTAGCTTTTTCAATTTGATTCACTAGATATGCAGAGTCTTCTTTTTCTTCAGCGGTTCCATAAGTAAGATTGAAAGCTAGATCTTGAAGAGTCTCTTGAAGTTTTTGCTCTTGTGCCATTTTTTCATTAATAGCAATGAGTCTTTCTTGTGTGTTCTTATATTTATCTAAAACACCACCAAGTAATTCATATTGTTTTCTAAGTTTTGCGTTTGCTTTTATCTGTGCGTCTGCGTCTTTAACTAAAGAACTATTCGCTCCGCCGGGTTTAACACCTTTAAGACCCTGCTCTTGTATTTCCCTATTACTTTGAATCAACTGCTTGCTTACTTGTCTATAGGCTTTACCAATACCACCGACATCGCCAGCTAGATCGGTTCCCTTTTTTCCACCCCCAAGATCTCCAACCCCTGCTAGATCAGCCATTTGACGCCTGTTAAACTGAGCGTCTACTGCTCCCTGATCTGTCATAAAATCAACACCCGGCGACTGTGTCTGTTTTAGGTAGTTTTGTTCCGCGTTATATTGAGCAGTTATAATTTCTTGTCTTTTTGCAAGTTGTTGCGACTCTACTTTATTTTTGGCCGCATACATACCAAGCAACCTTTTGTTGTGGTCGTCCATAATTTTGGCGGCCTTGCGGTATGTTTCAACAAATTCCGAATGAGCTTCCGTAAACTTACCGATATTTTCGTCCATCTTGCTTGCATCTTTAAGGTCTATCACGTCCATATTCATAAGAACGGAGTCGAAATGCTTTTGCATGTCTTCACTTATGGTATACCCTTCAAGATCTGCGGCAGCCTCTAATTGATCTTGAATTTCTCCCCTAAAGTCATCCCCTATTGCATTTGAGCCTGACGCTATCTGTAAAGCGTCACCTATGTTTCTTTCCATAAACGCCGCATCCTTAACCCTGCCTTTCATTCCTCCTTGTCCTAAACCAGTTTCTCCGGCCTCTCCTGCTACGTTACCCATTCTATCAACGGCATCTTCAAATCTTTTGATGGACGCTGGATCTCTCGCTCCGCTTAAAGCTAACTTCTCTTCCATTCCACCACCAATAGATATTCCTCCAGTTGGATCAGCAATAGCGCTAACTATATCTCCAAATCTTTTAACTCTATTTCCAACTTCATCAAATATTTTTCCTACCTGACGTAAGCTCGCTAGCTCTCTTATTGCCTTGTTTTGCTCATCAACATACTCTTGCAGTCTTTCCTGTGATTCTATTCTTGCTTCAATTTCATCTCTAACGGTTTCTAGGTATTCTTTATCTATAACCTTATCTGTTAGACCTTGTTGTACCCCAGTGGTATTGGCTACCTTAGCGTCAAATTGTTCAACGCTATTTGATTCATTTGCCAGATTCTTAACTAAGGCATGCATGTTTTTTTCTGCTTTTGCTGCTTCATTGATACCTTCTGTTAGACCAACCCCACCAGAGTTTTCTACCATTTTTCGATGCGCATCCATCACATGATCCATTGTTTCTGACGCGCCGATTTGTTTGTTAGCATACTGCTCCATCGCTTCGGTCATTTTGTCTGAAGCGTGTGTAAATCTAGCTGTTTGAATTGCTTTTTCTGCTTCTTCCTCCGCTCGTATCCACGACACCCAAGCTCCGGCCATTCCACCAATAATAGCACCAACAGCAGTACCAACTCCGGGCATGATTATGCTTCCGATTGCTGCTCCAATACCAGCGCCTGTAGCAGCCCCGCTTATAGTTCGACCTGTCTTAATACCTGATTTAGCTTTGGCCGCTTCTTCGTCTGTAAGACCTTTGTCTGCAAGACCTTCAAATTTTGCATCTTTTGTTAATTGCTTTTTCGCACCTTCCGCTATTGCTTTTCCCCATTGGTCAACGGCAATTTCTGCTACAAGAGCAACTACGGTAAAGGCTTTTAGGGCGGTGGCGGCAGTCTTTGCGGCTTTCCCCATTTTTGTCATAACGGACATTTTTTTACCCGCCGTTGATATTGTTCTTGCGCTCTTTTGAAGAGCTTTTTCTTGAGCTAGTATTGCTGTGTCGGCCTTTGTGAGGTTTTTAGCTAGGCTAGCTGCTGACTTTTCAGCTTCTAGTGCCTTCTTCCCTTGCATTATCGATTCTTTGCCTGCTACTTTTGAAGATTTAATCGAGCGGGTTGACTCTTGGCCAAATCTCGGATCAATTCTCGGTGAGCTTCCCGGGGTTCGAGGATTGTTCCAGCCGAGACCGCTCTGTCCCCTCATCTGTTTTGCCCTGACTTCCGTTAGACGAGCCTTCTCCGTCCTCATCGCAGTTCCATGTTGAGCAAACTTGGTCGCTTCCGTCTTTGCTGCTCCCTCCGCTGCTCTAGCAGTCTTTCCAACCGCCGTCTTCTCTTTCAGTCTAAGCTCCCATTTTATTTTCTTTTGGGTAAGTTTAGTCAACTCCTTCTGCGCTTTGCCTTGTGTTTTAATCGCAGCAATCTTTGATTTTTCTAACGCAAGAACTCTCTTGGCTGCCTTTGTGGCTACATCTTCCCTCTTTGCTACCTGCTTCCAGAACAAACCTTTTGTCGCGACTCCTTTTATCCCTTGCGCTCCTCCTGCAAGAGCCTTGCCTCCCATTCGAGTGGCAGCACCTTTTATACCGCCACCCTGAAACATAGACGCAGCCATTCCCACGTCAGCTGCCTTACTAAGCATTCCAGCACCGCCACCCGCACCTGTTGCGCCTTTGATTGTGCCTAAAACTGTAGCGGCTTTCATCAATACGTCTGTGAACTCTCTAGTAGCCCCTTCTTCTTGACCCATTGCATCCATTCCCATGTCAAGAGCGGCAGAGAACATGTTCATTTTGAAGTACGCACCCATAGCGCCTTCACCCATTCCATAAATACCCTTGGTAGCTTTACCAGTACTGTCCATCATGTTACTCATCATCATGGGCATCATCATGCCACCGCCCATACCCATGCTGCCACCACTCGTGACGCCAGTACCTCCAGTACCGCTAGCGTATCTACGAACTGTTCCACCGCCAGCATACTTGTTCATCTTGCGAAGGTTGCCGTACCCAAATGATTGAGCTGATTGTTTATTAACAACAAATTCACCGGGAGTAAGAAGAGATGGAACTTCACCACCACTAGCGAATTTTTCAGACCTCCCAATATTAGCTAATTTGCCCTTAGATTTTTTTAATACCAGTTTGTTGGTTTTGTTCTTCGATTTAATTTGCGTTAAAGCGGCTTTAATCTGCTGTTTTTGGGGAAGGAATTCTGTTACCGATCCGGGCATATCAAGCTTGTCTGATTTGTGTGTTGTTGCAAAACCACCTAAAAACCCAGCCTTATTTTTACCCAGTGCCATATGTCTAAAGTATTTTCCAGCAATGCTTGCTGGGCTATGTGCTGAAGAACTAATAGCAGCATCGCCTAGAGTACCACCAATCGTTCCGTCTAAAGCTGGACTTGAACCCCCTGATTTCTTCAGTGTGTTACTCTTCTTTAACACTTTTTCCCAAGCTTTTCCGGCTGATATACCCTTGAATGTCATAAGGGCTGACCGTTCAGTATCATTTAAATGACTCTGTAGATTATTTTGACCCATGGGAATCTTCATATGTTCATTTTGAACACTAAACCTATCGCCCGGATTAAATTGATCAGAAGGCGCTGATTTACCCCATGGGTTCTGAGATCCGTCTGGTTTTGTAGTTCGGTGTGTCCATCTGCGTTTTCCCGGTTCGTTAACCATGGCTCCTACTTTTGAGAAACCTCGTAGGGTTTGTCCCTTAACTGACACAGTTTTGCCACCTTTAGCGTACCCATTCATGCCATTGAGTTGTGACCCATAAGCCTGAGCCGCAGATTTACGCAGCACAAATTCTCCCGGCTGTAACATAGCCGGAACAGTATCTCCATTACCACTACCGGGAACCCAACCACCGCCGCTAAAGCGTCTTACTCGACCACCCCCACTGAAACCCATTCCCATACCACCGCCACTACCGCCGCCACTACCACCACCAAACATAGCATTCTTAATTCCGCCGCCACCAAACATTTTTCCACCACCCCATTTAACAGCCTTAAACGCCATCATCGCAGTAATCAGAGGTATAATAGGAGCGATGGCTTTGCCTAACGTAACCGCAGCATTGGCAGCCATTAGGGCAAATTTGGCCATTTCCTTAAAGGCGGTAGAACCAGCAATCTCACGGAATAACTCTTTAACGTTTTCCGACAATTTTATCAGCTGGATAGCAAGAGAGGCCTGTGCCATCTCAGCGTCTTTAGCGAGACTACCCGCACCATCTAACTGAGCGTTCATTGCAGACTGAGCGGTGCTAAATTCTTTAATAAGAGGAATCACTTTAGAAACCTGACGGAAGCCACCAAGCTGTTCAACAATAGCAGAGAATCTAAGGTCTGTTGATTCCAAACCCTGTAAAGCGCTACTTAGTCTTTTAACAGCTTCAAAAGGCCCAACGAATTTACCTTGAAGATCTGTTAACTCAACACCAAACTGACGCAAAAACTTAATTGTGGTAGGTCTTTGCATACGAGTAAATATAGTACGAAAACCAGTAGCAATTGTTTCTGCTGTTTCACGAGTTGTAGAACGCACAGAAGTAAACAAAGCAATAAGTTCTTCTACTTGACCACCAGCAGCATTAAATGCACCACCGGCACGTTTAACAGCCACGCCAATATCGGAAGCTTCGACAGCAAAGTTTGCGGCTACTGTATTAATCTTACTTAATAAAGCTTCTAAACCGCTAGCTTCTATTTTAAACTGCCTCATGGCAGCAATGGCTGTTTCCGCAGTGTTGGTAATGTTATCAAACGTAGGAGCAAGCTCTGTCTTAGCAAGAGCTTCCATGGCAGTCGCCGTATCTCTAATACCTAAGCCTGTTTGCTTTAGAATTAAACCAACCCTAACTAAACTTGATGAAGACACACCCAAAGAGGTTGAGAGTTTAGTAACTGTTCGCTCAAGACCTTTTAGTTCTTTTGCGGTCGCTCCAGAAACCTGAGCGATTTTAATCATCTCTCGTTCAAACTTGATCGCGTCTTGAAGTCCTTGTTCAATAGTATTAGTAAACGCGGAGAAAACTCTACGAGCAAGATCGTATTTGAGAACATTTTTCAAAGCACCGCCGAAAGCTCGACCCATCTGATCAGCACCAGTGCTGGCTTTCTTTGCGCTTGACTCAACTTCTTTAGTAGCCTTTGCAACTTGGTTTAGCTTCTTAACAGCCTGCGCTCCTTTCTTAACATCAATATCGACAGAAACAGACTTTAGGTCGTTCTTCATCGAACTAAGGACTTGTTTGACGTTTGTAGGAGCTTGTAGATTAAGCTGAGCTGTTAAAACAAATTTTTCGGCCATTGAGATACCCTAAAAAAAAGGGGTGTACCGGTAGCTTACGGCTAACGACACACCCACTTTCCAATGTTTACTATTCGGTTGTTGTCTGTTTTTTCTTTGGTCGTCCTCTTTTTTTGACTGGTGCTTCTTCAGGCTCTCCAATTGGTGTACCCTCACCAAAATCACCAACCATTTCAGCTTCTACTGTTTCTTCTGTTTCTTCTGTTTCTTCTGTTTCGTCAGAATCTTCAGTTTCGTCCGAGGCTTCAATTTTGGATTTTTTCTTTCCCGGTACTGGAATCGGTTTACCACCATCATCTAGAAAAGGAGAAAATGCTTCACCAACAATATCCCCTTCTGCATCAATTTTTTCACCTGTTCTACTAATGTAGTAAGATTCACCATCGTCATCATAAGCAATGAATCTATTATCTTCATCAAGTAGTCTTTCCACACCATCTTCGTCAATGTCAATCAAGTGACCGTCTTTATTAATAAGGCGCAGTTTCTTGTCTGCTAACTTATAGTTTGTTAGGAATTTACTTTCTGGAAGATTGCTTTCATAGTCTGGGTCTAAACCATAAAGCTTTTCGGCAAGTTGCCCAGCCGCATCAACCACGTATGGCTCATTAGCGTTTTCTTCATAATCTTCTTTGGAAGCAAATAGTTGTGATCCATTATCTTGGAGTAAACAACGATAGACTAAAAAAGAAAACCTTTCATTGTCCGCTTGACCTTCCGCAGTGTTGCCGTCCATTGAACTACGTTCTGCTATTAGGCCGCGAAATTCTCCACGTTTTCTCTTCATGTTAAGGGCTGTTTCTCTAGCTTCAGAAAGAGTAATGCCACCTTTTTTTAGTGACTTCTCTCCTTCGCTAATTGAACTCATAACATCTTTGTATTGTTTTTCTTTTTCGTCGTCCCAAACACCCTGCTCTTCTAGAACATTGGTAAGTTTTTGTCTTAAAATCGCTCCAGACTGCAAAGCGTCTCTAAAAGCTTGGTTGTAAGCTAGTTGAGCTTCTTTGTTTATTCTAGTGTCTGGGATTTTTACATAGACAATTTTCTTCTTTCCTTCTAAATCTTTAGACTCGACTTTAATCCGGTTATTCTTGCTCTTCGCCATCTTCTTCTCCTTTTTCCATTGTTGTTATAGGCTTAACAGGTAAAGTAATCTGATATCGTAGCCAGTTAATATCATAGTTGGCAAACTCTGCCTCTAAGTTTCTGGCTTGATTATTTCCCCTGTCAAGTATTTCCGATCTTACTTCTTCATAAATTTGCTTAAGGTGTTCTTGTTCAGGAGTTAATTCTTCTGAACTTTCATACCCCCACAAAAAACCAAGATATTTTTCCATGGTGCTTAACGCACCAATCATAGTGGTCTGTATCTTTTTCTTTGATATTTTTAGAAGTCTCTCTTTTGATACTTCTTTGTGTTTGCTGGACTTGTCGCTCTTGTATTGATCCGACCGCCTTACTAATTCAGCGTATGGTTCATCCATTATTCCTCCTATTATCTATTTCCAAATTTTTCACTGGCTTCGTTAATTACTCTTAGTTTAACGTCATTAAATTTTTCGTACTTAACTCCGTCTTTACCTGCCTCTTTCATTTGATGATTTCTAGCCTTAATTATCATCTTACTTTCACCTTCGTTTAAATCGTATATAGCGTTGGTCTCTTCTTTACTTCTAGCTACAATAAAAACCTCGTCTGCGTTTTGGTGTGCTTGTTCAAATCCTGCTACCTGTTTTTTGCCTTTTTCTTTTTCTGCTTCTCTATTTTGTGCTATTAACCACCCATCAAGCGCGTCGTTATCTTCTATAATTTCTTTTTTTGGGCTTTCGCCAGCTCCTGCTACATTTTCATACAATCCAGACCAACTAACTATTTCGTCTTGATCCTTTGTAAGTTCAAAAACATGTTTTCTAAAAATTCTTTCTGGGTTTTTACCTGAGTTTAACCAAATGCTAGACCAAGGTTCTGTTCTAGACATCTCTCTTAGTTGTTCTGTGTCTAAGTCCCAATCATTGTTTAACTTTAACATTGTTGTTATATCTACTTCATTAAATAGATATGGGCTGTTGTCTGTATGTTTTGTTGTATTTTCAATTACCCAGTTCCATCTAGCGTATGTTGCTAACCCTTCGCAGTCTAGATGGTCGTTTGTGTGCTTAGTTTGGAATAATGATCCTTGTTGTTTTTCTAACTCTCTAAGCTCTAGTCTTGATTGTTCTCTTCTTGATGGTACTAAGAAATTATTATAAATGGCTAATTTTGAATCTTCTATTGCTTTAGTGTTTCTTGTTAACTGAAGGTCTTTTTCTTTTGACCAAATCCCTTCACGAACCATCAATGCTCGCATTTCTTTTCTAGCAAAAACACCAGAAAATAAAGCTTCTTCGTAAGCGTCCCTAAAAACTTTTTGCGCGGTGTAGTTTTGATCAATGGTTAATGGGTATATATATAAAACCAAATCACCAATTTCTACAATCTTTTTATCAAGTAATAATCGTGACAAAAAAAATTCCCGCTCATAAAGTTCCATAACTTTAGACGGGAAGTGTAGTTTCCCGTTCCTTAAATCCATTATATAAAATCAGTTTATTCACCCGTCTCCATCCTGAAAAGTGACTGGTGTTGTATAAACCGACATCAGGGGGCTGGTTTCCCAACCCCCTAATCATCAGTAAAATTCTTAAGTATTAAGTATTCAGAGTACCAGCTGAGGTATAATCAAGCTTATTAAAGTTACGGAACGAATACGTTATGCTGGCATTTCCACCACCCGTATCAACACCGTTCCATGTAACAGACTGTACTCTATTCTTAGCACCTAAATCAAAGGTGTGAACGGCAGTAGAAGCGCCAATAGTTTGAACATCTGTTACGGCAATGTCTCCGACTACGAACTTAATAGCCTGAGCAGTAGTATTAGCCGCGTTTGGTAAAGCGTTCATAGTCATGTCAGTGACATCAGTAACAAGAGCTTCAATTTCACAAGAAACTTCAACTGGAAAAGTAACAAACCTGTGATAAGGAAGTCTAGTACCAAGAGCGTTAATTTCTTCACGCCCAAAGTCAACACTAACGCTAATACTTTGAATAGCTTTTTCTGACGCAGCAAGAGCAGAGATTGGTGCTGGTATGCTCAGCATAGTGAAATGTTGTCTCTTTTTAACATCACCGGCTGTTGGAGCATTTCCAGCAAGAACCGCAGCATCAGTAGGTAAATTCTGGATTTTAGCACCGGGAGCAGCAGTCCATTTTTTATGATTACCAACCAAAGTGGTAGATTCAGTGAAATTGCCATCGACCCCAAAAGTAAATGAAGCACTGGAACAAAACATTCCAGAACACCAAACATAGGAATCTGGATTATCATCACCAGCAACATCATCTGTTGTTTCATTATTGACACTAAAAACAACATCACATTTATTGTTTTGATCACCCGAAATTGTAATCTTGTTGCCCGGCGCACCAACATTCATTGTACGAGCATACATGCAAGTAAATTGATCTATAACTCTTTCAACAGAAACTTCTACATCTGGAACTTCTTCAAGATCTTGATAGATTTCTAGTTGGCCAAGTTGAAAAATTTGTTCTAAGTTAAAATTTGTGGTGATACCAACGCTTTGAACTCCGGGTACATATTGAGCATTGCTGATTGTGCCCCCCAAGCCTTCTGCTGCTACACCAAGGGCTTCAACTGCCCAGTATGTTCTTTTGTTAACCATTTAAGTCTCTCCTAAGAGGAAAAGTTTTATCTTTCTAATATATTATACACCAATTGAGGTAATTAATTAGATAATTACCTCGGTCTTCATTCTTACTACTCCGTGATATAAATTTGGTGAAATTTCTTCAGAACGTTGAATATCAGCCGTGCCAATAAACATTGTTTTACCATGACTATCTGAAAGTGTTTCACCGTACTTAAATCCTCCCGTTCCGCTAGGCTGTATTAATAAGGGATACACCTTAGCGTCGCTATTTGTCATACCTCTGTAATCCAGAGGAAAAGCATTTTTCCTTCCAATCATATCACTATCAAACATACTTATGGTATTTTCTTGTTGAAAAGACACTATATCTAACAGTTTATCTCTATCATAATCGTCTTCTGCTAAAACATGAAATAATACATCAGTATTAACATAATGGTCTAGCGATCCTAATGAATAGGGGTCAGAATTTCTTCTTTTGGCAACTTCGATTCCTATTGCAGGTAATTGGAGTCTGGTTTCAGCTAACTGTGACCAATCGCCAGAACCTTCTAGGGTAAAATCGCCATCTGCTCGTTGTGATCTATATTGAATTTCTCGAAAGAAGCTTTCGTTTGATTTTGTTACTTTTGTCCATTTGTAGCTAAACTCAGCAGTCACTGCGCTAGTTGTGCTAACTGCACTGTCAAAAACAACCCTACCGTTTGGGTAGTCAATATGATGTTTATAAACACCAACACCAGAAGTTGGTTGAAATACACCACCAATAAACACTCCCGAAATACCCGGCGAGTGTAACGAGTTGGGATAATCCGTTGAGTTTGGTTTTAGTTTTGTTAACGTTTTAGGCTGAGTAGTTGCTGAGACACCGCTTTGCCAAACCCAATTGGATCTAAAGCCTTCCCATATTTGACCCTTTGTATATCTGGGATCATCTACTAATCTAAGCTTATGCTTGTCTCCTCCGTATTGACCGGATGTTGGTATTTCAACATTAAAGAAACCACCAGCGTCTAAAAGACCCCAATCAAAAAGTTCAATTAGGTTGTCTTGCATGATTGACGAAATGGTACTATCGCCAACATTGTTTATTTTTTTTAACCATTTAGTCATCTTAGTTCCAATTTTTCTTTATTGTTTGTTCGATGATCTTTGTCATCTTTCCTCGTATAGATTTGCCTTCTAACGCCCTACTAATAAAGTTGTCACTTACCGTGCCTGAAAACTGAGAATTTATTTTCCAAGACCCACCCTTTTCCATACGTCCTCCACCAGTTCTTCCTCGACCTGCTGTAGGCTCAAAGTGAAATTTTCCCACAATGATTGCGTCGCCTCTTGTTAGTAGCCAATCTAACCATTCAAGAGTAACGTTTTCTTTGTTTCTCTTGGAGAAATAATCAACGGTAGAACCAGAAACGGATAGTACATTTGCAAAATTTGTTGGTTGGATATTTACAATAAGACCACCAGAATTCTTTCCTCGTGGTTTTTGAACTTCCACAAAAACAGACTGACTAACAGTTCGTGCTATTTGTTCTGAAACGGCACTACCTTGACTTGACGGCAAACCTAATTCATGACGTAATGACCCACCTCTAACTTGTTCCATTTCTACGCAATTATAAACTGCGTTATAAACTAAACCAGAAAACCCACTTTCAATCTTCTTACTGGATTTTTGAAGCGCTACCAAAAATGATTTTTTAATGGTAGATAAAATAATCTTCTCAAGCTGAGCTGACGTATCAAGAAGCTCAACTGAAATTTTTCCTCTTTTGGCCATTAAACTCTCTCCCAAAATATAACAATATACTGTGTTGGGTTTTGCTTAAAGCCTTGGTTATACGGTTCAGAAACTCTTTTATATCTACCTTGATTGTGCTTTCCTACATCCACTAACAATTCTTTTGCTTTAGTTAGCTTTGGGTAATCGTCCATATACCCAACCGTTTGTATTACGTTGTTAGGTATATCAGCGGTAACACCGATGTCAATAAAATCTCTTCGTTTATAATATATTCTTAACTCAACAGACTCGGTGCTTTCTACATTCTTAAAGCCCTCACCCCCACAAAGTGGACAGTTTGAACCTCTGTTAAAAGGAATAGGCCCACCAGTTACATAAATGTTTGTAGACCTTCCCCCAAACGTGTTAGTAACACAGTTTTCACACGTTTGTCTTCTTTCTGGATATACCACGGTACATGTTCTATTAAATAGAAGAATTGCTTCATTCAATTTAGTGAACGCGCTTGAGGGTAAATTAAGAACCATGTTCTAAACCTTAACTAGATGTGTCGCCTGAATAGTAACGGGTGTCATCAAATTTAGCTGTCCATTTTGTTTCTAGTCCAGTAACACTAGATGCGTCATTCACGCCAGACTCTGATGTTCCACCAGCGAAGGTTACTACAGTACAATTAGTCAAACCTTCAGTAATAGTGGTGTTACCTTTAACTCCGGGTTTCAGTTGGGTTAAAGTTAAAACGCCAGCTAGGTCGTCAGCGACAGCAATTGATCCATTGTGACCAGCGGCATTATCAATACAAAGCTTTAAAGCTGTGGCGGCGGCGTTCTTGTCAGTATTAATAAACTGAAGACTTCCCGCTGTCGTTCCTGATTTTGCTGTGTATGTTTTAGAAACGCCATCGGCATCAATGATTACAATGGTTTCATCAACAGTCGCAGCACCAGTAAACGTTACAGTTGCCGTAGCAGCCTCGCCACCAGCCCTTATTCTATAGTTAGTTCCAAGTGCGCCAGTTTTAGCGCCCTTTGGTGCGCCAACAATAACACTGCCATTTCTTGAGGCAGCATCTACGGTTGGTCTTACGTTTGTAGTTACGTCAGCCATTTTTTATCTCCTTGTTAGGATTCTAATTCAGTTATTCTTGCTTTAGCTGTTTCCAGCTCATCTTTAAGTTCTTTGATTGCGGAAACTAAGTAAACATTAATCATGTGAGAGTCTAAGTGTTTTACGTCTGTAACCAAGACTTCGTCTGTTTCGTGGTCTTTTAGGTCTACGCCACTATTAGTGACTGCTTCTGGGAATTCTATAGCGACTTCTTGAGCAATGAAGTTATAGTAATAAGTATCAGGGTCAACACCAGTATGACAATCGCAGAAACCTCCTATATATTTAAACTTAACAGGTCTTAAGTTAGCTATCTTGTCCAAACCGCCAGTAACATCTGTTACTTCTGTTTTAACACGAGAGTCAGAGACAACACTCCATACCGAACTAACAGGCTTGCCAGCAGAGTTGCTACTCAATTGAAGCTCATATGTTGGAACGGCTACGTTAATGCCAACCTT